TGCAGATTTTGGTCTGTACGGAACCCGGGGGTTTCGCGGTTTCCCCGAAATGGGGTCTGACCTGCGGTTTTCGCCACACTTGTTGATTCCCGAAATGGGAGGAAGTCATGCCACCTGTACCTAAAGATCCTTCTGTGCGTGCTCGTCGCAATAAGTCTGCGACGCGGGCTACGTTGTCTGCGGATCATGATGTGGTGGCGCCAGACCTGCCGGATGGTGTTGCGTGGCATCCGTTGACGGTGCGCTGGTGGAATGACATTTGGGCGTCGCCGATGGCCCCGGAGTACACAGACTCGGATATCAACGGGTTGTTCCGTGTGGCGATGCTCTATAACGATTTTTGGACTGCCGATAACGCGAAGGCGCGGGCGGAGGCTCAGGTTCGGTTGGAGAAGGCCGACACTGATTACGGGACGAATCCGCTGGCCCGTCGCAGACTGGAATGGCAGATTGAGGCCACCGAGGATTCGAAGGCTAAGGGGTCGAAGCGGCGGAAGTCTGAGGCTGCGCCGGTGTGCCCACCGGAGCCTGGTGACGATCCTCGTTTGAAGCTTGTGACCTGACGGCCTTATGGCTGTCTTGCAAGTCCCTCCTGTGGATTTAACGTTTCCTACGTTAGGTCCCCAGGTTTGTGACTTCATTGAAGATCGGATGGTGTTCGGCCCTGGCTCACTGTCGGGGCAGGCCGCACGTCTCGATGATGAGAAGCGCGCGCTGGTGTATCGGCTGTACGAGCTGTATCCGCGTGGGCACCGTTTGGCTGGCCGTCGGCGGTTCGAACGGGCTGGTGTCGAACTCAGGAAGGGCGTAGCCAAGACCGAGTTCGCGGCGTGGATTTGCGGTGTGGAGCTGCACCCGGAGGCGCCGGTTCGGTGTGACGGGTTCGATTCTGCCGGCAATCCGGTGGGGCGGCCGGTGCGGTCGCCGGTGATTCCGATGATGGCGGTCACCGAGGAACAGGTGTCAGAGCTTGCGTTCGGTGTGCTGAAGTACATCCTGGAGAACGGCCCCGATGCTGATCTGTTTGATATCAGCAAGGAGCGGATCGTCCGGTTGTCACCTTCGGGTGGTGAGGATGGGTTCGCTGTTGCTGTGTCGAATGCTCCGGGGTCTCGCGATGGCGCGCGGACGACGTTTCAGCATTTCGATGAGCCGCACCGGTTGTTTATGCCGAGGCATCGTGATGCGCACGAGACGATGTTGCAGAACATGCCGAAGCGGCCGATGGAGGACCCGTGGACGTTGTACACGTCTACGGCTGGGCAGCCGGGGCAGGGCAGCATTGAAGAGGATGTGCTTGCCGAGGCGGAGTCTATCGCCAGGGGCGAGCGGCAGGACCCGTCGCTGTTCTTCTTCCGCCGTTGGGCTGGCGATGAGCATGATGATTTGTCGACGGTGGAGAAGCGTGTTGCTGCTGTCGCGGATGCTACCGGTCCTATTGGGGAGTGGGGTCCTGGTCAGTTTGAGCGGATCGCGAAGGACTACGACCGTACTGGTATTGACCGCGCTTACTGGGAGCGGGTCTATCTGAATCGGTGGCGTAAGTCGGGCTCGCAGGCGTTCGATATGACACGCCTGGTGCAGTGTGATGAGACGGTCCCAGATGGAGCGTTCGTCACCGCTGGGTTTGACGGGTCGCGGTGGAGAGATGCGACGGCTGTCGTGGTCACTGAGATTGCGACGGGACGCCAGATGTTGTTGGGCTGTTGGGAGCGGCCCGAGAACGTCGAAGAGTGGGAAGTCCCTGAGCATGAGGTGACAGCGCTCGTTGTGGACATGATGTCGCGGTTTGAGGTGTGGCGCATGTACTGCGATCCGTGGGGCTGGGATTCGACGATCGCCGCGTGGGCGGGCCGTTTCCCGGATCGGGTTGTGGAGTGGGCTGTTGGCGGCGGCGGCAGTTTGAGGCGTGTGGCTGCTGCGACGCAGGGTTATGCCGATGCATTGGCGACTGGTGACGCGGCGCTGGCTGCCAATGTGTGGCGGCCGAAGTTTGTTGAGCATATGGGTCATGCGGGTCGGCGTGAGCTGAAGCTGGTGGACGATACGGGCCAGCCTCTGTGGGTTATGCAGAAGCAGGATGGCCGTTTGGCCGACAAGTTTGATGCTGCGATGGCGGGGATGTTGTCGTGGGAGGCGTGTGTTGATGCGCGTCGTGATGGTGCGCGTCCGCGCCCGAAAGTGTTTGCGCCTAGACGGATCTACTAGTCGACATAGAGACAGAGAGGGGGTCAGCTGTTGACTGCTTCAACGCCAGCGGAATGGCTCCCGGTATTGACGAAGCGTATCGACGACGGAATGTCGCGGGTGCGTTTGTTGGCGCGTTACTCCAATGGGGATGCTCCGCTGCCCGAGTTGACGAGGAACACATCTGCGGCGTGGCGTTCGTTTCAGCGTGAGGCGCGCACCAACTGGGGTCTGATGGTGCGTGACTCTGTTGCTGACCGAATCATCCCGAATGGCATCACGGTTGGTGGTTCCGCCGATAGTGATTTGGCGTTACGTGCCCGGCGCATTTGGCGGGATAACCGCATGGATTCCGTGTGTAAGCAGTGGGTCAAGTATGGGCTGGACTTCGGCGAGTCGTATTTGACGTGCTGGCGTCGTGATGACGGTACGGCGACGATCACAGCTGACTCTCCTGAGACGATGGTTGTCAGCGTTGACCCGCTGCAGCCGTGGCGGATCAGGGCCGCTATGCGGTGGTGGCGGGACCTCGATGCCGAGTCGGATTTTGCGATTGTGTGGTCGGGTGACGGGTGGCAGAAGTTCGCCCGTCCGTGCTTTGTGCAGTCATCGTCCCGGCGCAGGCTGGTGACGCGAATCTCAGACTCGTGGGTTCCGGTTGGCGATGCTGTAGTGACCGGTTCGCCGCCGCCGGTGGTGGTGTACCAGAACCCTGATGGCATGGGCGAGGTGGAGCCTCACATTGACATCATCAACCGGATCAACCGGGCTGAGCTTCAGTTGTTGTCCACGATGGCGATTCAGGCTTTCCGGCAGCGGGCGTTGAAGTCGACGGAGCATGGGTTGCCGAAGGTCGATGAGAACGGCAACGCGATCGACTACGCCTCGATCTTTGAGGCCGCGCCGGGAGCGTTGTGGGAGTTGCCACCTGGGGTTGATATCTGGGAGTCCCAGGCGAACGACTTCACTCCGATGTTGTCGGCGATCAAGGAGCATATTCGACAGCTGTCGTCGGCGACCAAGACTCCGCTGCCGATGCTGATGCCGGACAGCGCGAACCAGTCAGCTGAGGGTGCGCACAACATTGAGAAGGGCTTCCTGTTCAAGTGTGAGGATCGGTTGTCGATAGCGAAGATCGGCCTGGAGGCCATCTTGGTTAAGGCGTTGCAGATTGAGGGCGAATCGGTTGAGGACACCGTTGATGTGTCGTTTGAGTCGCCTGACCGTGTGACGCTGGGGGAGAAGTATTCCGCAGCATCTCTGGCTAAGGCGGCCGGCGAGTCGTGGGCGTCTATCCGGCGGAACATCCTGAACTACAACGCCGATCAGATCAAGCAGGACGATCTTGATAGGGCGCGTGAGCAGATAACCCTGTTCGCCGGCAATCCGGTGCAGCGTCCCCAGGAAGATGGATCACGCTGAGTATGCGGCTGCGACCGCTGAACTGAGGCGCAGACTGCTCGAATATGTGTCCGCAGCGTGGACATCGGTAACGCTGTCTGACAGTGGACTGCAAGAGCTGACATCTTCGGTGGCACCGGTTGTCCAAGCGGCCCAAGAGTCGATGGCTGCCATGACTTCGGTTTACATCGCAGAAGTCACCCAGCAGTCACCGGTGCAGGCCGTCGAGGTCTCCAAGATTCGCGGTGTGCCGTCGGAGAATGTGTACGCGCGACCTGTGATCACAGCACGTACGGCACTGTCGGAAGGTAAGAGCGTCGCAGCGGCACTCCGGGCCGGTCAGCGTCGTATCGAGAACCTGGCGGGCACCGACCTGCAACTTGCAAAGACGCACCAGGCTAGGGCGTCGTTCGCCCGCAGCGGCGTCCAGTTCTACCGCCGCGTCTTGACCGGCAACGAGAACTGCGCGCTGTGCGTCATCGCATCAACCATGCGGTACCGCAAAAACTCGTTGATGCCCATTCATCCGGGCTGTGATTGCGATATTGACGTGATCCCGCCGGGGATGGACTTCGACACGATCAGCACGGAGCTTCTCAACGAGACGCATGACCAGGTGAAGGCGTTCGCGAGTATCGCGGATCGCGGCGGACGCGCCGTTGACTACCGAAAGTTGATCGTCACTCGGGAGCACGGCGAGGTTGGACCCGTCCTCGCATGGCGTGACCAGAAGTTCTCAGGCCCCAGAAGCATCCAGCGCTGACCCCCGGCGGTCTGGATAACGCACACATGGCCCGTAACGGGCATGTCACAAAGAAAACCCATCCGCAAAGGAAACAAACCCTCATGTCTGATGATGTGACAGCAGAAACGTCGGAACACAGCGCCGTAACGGAGCCAGTGGAACCGGCAGGCGACCAGGACGCAACCGCCACGGTTGAGGAGCCCACGCAAGCTCCGAAACCAACCGAGACGGTCGAGTTCTGGAAGAAAATGGCCCGCAAGAACGAGGCGCAAGCCAAGGAGAACTTCGCGGACGCCAAGAAGTGGCGCGAGTCGCAGGAAAAGATCGGCGACGACCCGCTGTCCCGGATCGAAGAACTGGAACGAAAGTTCGAGACGGCTGAGCGTGAACGCATCCGCAGCAATGTGGCGCGCGAAACGAAAGTCGACCCGGAGTTCATTCATGGCGATACCGAGGAAGAGATGCGCGAATCCGCCGACAGGTGGAACGAATTCGTCAACAAGCGGATCGAAGAAGCGCTGAAGGCCAAAACGGCATCGTCGGCCGTGCCGACGTCGGAAGTCACATCAGACAAGAAGGTTGAAGGCCCGAAGCCTCTCACCCCGGCTGAGTACGCGGCGCTGCCGCCTGCCGAGCGCAAGAAGGCGCGCGAAGAGGGCCGACTTGACAGCTATCTACGTGGAGAACTCCACTAACACAGAAGGGAGCCAAAAATGGCTTTCAACAACTTCATTCCAGAACTCTGGTCGGACATGCTCCTGGAGGAGTGGGCCGCCCAGACCGTTTTCGCCAACCTCGTCAACCGCGAGTACGAAGGCATCGCAAACAAGGGCAACGTGGTCCACATCGCCGGCGTGGTGTCACCTACCGTCAAGGACTACAAGGCCGCTGGCCGGCAGACCTCGGCGGACGCGATTTCCGACACCGGCGTCGATCTGCTCATCGATCAGGAAAAGTCGATCGACTTCTTGGTCGATGACATCGACCGTGTTCAGGTTGCGGGTTCGCTGGAGGCGTACACCCGTGCTGGTGCCACGGCCCTGGCAATTGATACCGACAAGTTCATCGCTGACATGCTGGTGGACAACGGGACCGCGCTTACCGGTTCGGCGCCTACGGATGCTGATGATGCGTTCGACCTGATCGCCAAGGCGCTCAAGGAGCTGACGAAGGCGAACGTCCCGAACGTGGGGCGTGTCGTTGTCGTGAACGCGGAGATGGCGTACTGGCTGCGGTCGTCCGGGTCGAAGCTGACCAGCGCGGACACCTCCGGCGACGCTGCTGGTCTGCGCGCGGGCACCATCGGGAACCTGCTGGGTGCCCGGATCGTGGAGTCGAACAACCTGCGGGACACTGACGATGAGCAGTTCGTCGCGTTCCATCCGTCGGCTGCTGCGTATGTGTCGCAGATCGACACCGTCGAGGCGCTGCGCGACCAGGACAGCTTCTCTGACCGTATCCGCGCTCTGCACGTGTACGGCGGCAAGGTTGTTCGCCCGACTGGTGTGGTCGTCTTCAATAAGACGGGCAGCTAGCCACAGCGATGTTGCTTGCTACCGCCGATGACGTTGCTGCGGCGCTCGGATTGCCGAGCGCCGCAGCGCTAACACCGGAGCAGTCTTCCCGTGTGGATGGCGTGCTGGGCCGTGTCAGTGACACCTTCCAGCGCGTCACCGGGCGGGTGTTCACCACCGGGGCCACTCGGGTGCGGGCGCAGGTCGTCAATGGGCGCGTGTGGCTGCCTGGCGTGGTGGATGAAGTCGAAGCAGTCACGCTTACCGGTGGAGAAGAAGTCGACTTCAACCAAGACGGTAACTATGTGGATGTCACCCGAAATGGGTGTTCACTCGTTACCGGCACAGTGGTGATCGTCGAATATGTTGGCGGAGGTGTGCCCGACTCTGTAACAGAGTTCGTGGCTGCGGTCGCTGCACGTCACCTTACGGTGACGCCGGGTTCGGTTTCATCGCAGGCGGTATCGCTGACGGCAGGGCCGTTCACCCAGCGGAACGCAGAGTGGGTGTCCGGGACGGCAGTGTTCACCCGGGACGAGTTGGAAGATGCGAAACGGTTCGCCAACCCTGCACCTACGATCACGATTCACCGGCTATGACGTTTCCAACCGCGTACACGGTGACGCACTATCCGCACGTCGGTGACTCGTCGGATGGTTTGGGTAACACGGTTCCCCAGTTCGGTTCTGGGGTGTCTGTTCCAGTGATCCAACTTGCCCCGCATGTGCAGGTGGTGGGGACGTATTCGATTGTGGAGACCGAAACGATCGATGTTGACCTGTACTTGCCGCCCGGTTCACCGGTGAAGGTGAAAGACCGTGTGGGGTACGGGCCGGATGTGTTCGATGTGGTTGCGGTTCGTGACTGGAACATGGGTTTTCACGGTTGGGCGCCGGGTTTGGTGGCAGAACTTCGGAAGGTGTGATGAATCGTGGCTAACGGTCCAACGAGGAAGAACCCTTTGGCGAAGTTCGGTGTGCGGCTGGACGATTTCGACAAACTGCCTGAGGTGAATCAGGGCGTCAACGAGTTCATGGACGAGGTTGTTGCCGCGTGGAAGAACAATTCTCCCGTGGGCACCGGCGCTTACCGTGATTCTGTTCAGGTGACGGAACGGTCCACGAACAAGGGTCGCGGGAAGGTCGGCGCGACTGATCCGCAAGCGCATCTCGTGGAGTTCGGGTCGGCGCACAACGACGAGTACGCGCCTGCCCAGAAGACAGCTAAACAGTTCGGCGGCAACGCGTATGGCGACTGATTCAGCGCCGAGTATCCACCGTGTACTGGTGGCGTGGCTGTCCCCTTTGGGGAAGGTTTCCACTCGCCGTTTGTCGGGTGATCCGTTGCCGCACCGTGTGGTGCGTCGTGTCGATGGGCGTGATGTTCCCGAGGAAGGCAGCGATGTGGCTGTCGTGTCGGTGCATACGTTCGCGGCGTCTGATGAGGCCGCCGAGAATGAGGCCGAGTTGACGCACCAACGAATGCTGGAGCTCGTCGTTAACCCGCTGACGGAGATACCGGTCGGCGGTGGTGTTGTTGCGCGTATCGACTATGCGCGTGTGCTGATGAAACCGGTCCTTGTCGAGTATGACGACGACGGCCACTTGGTGCGGCATGTGGGCCGCTACGAGATCGGTGTTCAGTACATCTAGTTGAAGGTTTCAGCCCTGACAAGGGGCCTGGCGGATAGTGCCGGGTCCCTTTTTGTTCGCCGGAAATTTTCGCAATCCGGTCCCTTATCCAAATGAGAGGAGCGTCCCTATGACGCAGCCATTGACCGGCACCGACTGGAGCGCCGGCGGATTCACTGACATTCACAAGCCGTTCATCGAGCGTGGCGGCCTGCAGGCGGTTTTCATCCGCGACAACCGCGGTGCCGCGACGGACATGTCGCCGTTCGAGGATGATTGCGTGACGGTGAAGTGGTCGCCGTTTGCGCAGGACGGGAAGCTTCGCGACGACCTGTTCATCCGCCGGAAGGTGAACGGCAAGTACGAGTACAACACCGATCCGAATGAGGGCTGGTGGCACATCGGCTGCAACCCCGAGGATGGTGGCGCGGAACGTGAACCGGACGTCACCTCTGACGATCTGATGGTGTTGCAGTCGAAGTTCCCGGTCGATTCTGAGGTGACGGAAAAGTCGTACTCGGTGCGGTTCGTGGCGCTCGGTACGGCTGATCCTCTGATTCACCGGCTGGAGTCGGAGTTGCCGTTGTGTGACAACGCCGGTAATCCGCTGGTGGCTCTTCCGGGTACCCCTGACTACGGTGAGGGTCCGCTGCTGGACGCGGATTCGGCGGAGTACCAGCTGCTGCTGCTGTACGCGCGCCGCACCTCGGGCGGGTTCATTTACCGCGCTGAGGGTTACCCGGCGGTGAAGCTGGACGACCAGGCGTCGAAGCAGCGTTCCAAGACCGACCCGGACGCGGCTGACCTGACGTACAAGGTGTTGCCGAATGAGTACTTCATGCGGCCCGACCCGGCGGGGACGATCGCTCTGGTTCCCGGCTACTTCTATGTGTGGATGGGCGGCCCGGGTTGGGCTGCGCAGTATTCGGACGGCAGCTAGCCGGTAAGTCGTCCTGCCGGGTGGGTTGGTTTGGGGCTGGCACCCACCCGGCAGGCACCACACAAAGCCAGCCCACCGCCCCTGTATCAACCCCTTTTTGAAGGAAGCCCCTGATGTCTGTGAAGAAACCCGAGAACAATGGTGCCGCCGCGCGTGAACAGGCCACCGAGTTCGATTCGCCGTTCGCCGATCGTGTTCTGCGCTTCGATGACGGCAGCACCATGACGATCCCCCCGCACCCGAACCTTCGGATGCTCGACGACGATGCGCTGGAAGCGTACGAGGCGTACCTCGAAGAGATCGAAACCTATGACCGGGAGCCTGACCTGTACATCCCTGAGCAGACCGTGAAGGACCGCGACGGCAACGAGATGGTCCTGCCGGCGGAGACCCGTCCCGGCGCGGTCAAGGGGCCGCCGTATTTCAAGGACGGTAAGCGTGTGTCGCCGCCGCGTGAGGTGCGGATCGTTCAGGTCGTGTTGGGCATGGACTCCTACGAGGTGTTGCGGTCGAAGCAGATCAACGGTCGTCCTGCTGGTGCCCGGGATGTGTGGCGGGCGTGGACCGAGCAGGGCTTCACGATCGCGGAACGAGCTGAGTCCGACTCGAAAAGTGATGGAAGCTCAGTGGTTCTGGAGACTGTACCCGAGACAGATAGCGAGTGATCTGCGGCGGTTTTTCGGGCTGAGCGTCGCCGATTGGCATCAGGGCAGGTTGTCCAGTTTGGAGTTGCTGGACCTGTTCGGGGTGCGGTTCGTGGACAACGCTGAAGAACGCGTTCGGGAGTTGTATGTGGATTTCGCGCCGGTCAATGGCGCGGTGGCGCGGGCTGTTCGCGGGGGCCGCTGGTCTGAGTCGGAGTTGATTGCGGCGGAAACGTACAACGAGATCGCCCGGTTCAGGGCGTCATTCCATGCATCGAGAAGCCGTAAAGCGGCGTATGAGCCGTTCGCTTTTGAGGATCCGGTTGATCGGTTGGAGAAAGCGAGAGCGTCGGTTGAGGCGCACGAGTTGCAGCGTGAGGTTGAGGCCGATCTGTTCGGCTGGTGACGGGAGGTGAGTGTCTGATGCCGATCTATGTGGACATTATTTCTCGTCTTGATGAGCGTGCTGCTGCGGTGGCGGCGAAGAACATTGAGCGTGAGATGGAGGCGGCTGGGGCGCGTGGCGGTTCGGCTGCTGGCCGCGCGATCGGCGAGAACGTCACCAAGGAAGCTGCTGCTGCGGGCCGTAACGCTGGTGAGCAGTTGTCGCGTGAGGTTGATCGTGCGACGAAGGCTGCGGGTTCTCGCATTGTGGATGGTTTTTCGTCGCATGGTGTGTCGGCGGGCCGGGGGTTTGGGTCGTCGTTTGGTTCGTCTTTGGCGTCGTCGTTGCCTGTGGCGGGACGGTTTTCGTCTGCCCTGTCGGGGTATGAGGGTGCTGCGTCGAAGGCTGGCGCGTTGGCTGGCCGCGCGTTGGGCACCGCGTTCACCGCGGCCGCGACAGGCATCATCGGAGCAGCCGGTGTTGCCCTGTTCAAGGGTTTCGACAGGTACAAGTCTCTTGATGCGACGTCGCACCGTCTTTCCGCGATGGGGAACAGCGCCGAGCAGGTCAAGACGATCATGTCGGATATCAACGAGGTCGTCGTTGGCACTCCGATTGCGTTGGACGAGGCGGCGAAAGCGGCTACTCAGTTCCTTGCTGGTGGGGTGAAGCAGGGCCGCCCGTTGCAGGCGGCGTTGACGGCGATCGCGGACGCGGCGGGGGCGTCAGGGCAGAAGTTCGGCGACCTGGCCGTCATCTTCAACCAGGTGTTCAACAAGGGCAAGCTGCAGGCCGAGGAGATGTTGCAGCTCAATGAGCGTGGCATCAATGTTCAGGCGGCGTTGCAGAAAGAGTTCGGCCTGACGAGCGCCGAGATTCAGAAGATGTCGCAGGACGGCACGATTTCGTTCGGCATGCTTGTGCAGGCGATTGAGGGCCAGTTCGGTGGCATGTCGAAGAAGCTGGCCGACACCGTTGACGGTGCCTTGTCGAACATGAACGCCGCTGTGGGTCGTGTTGGTGCGAACTTCATTTCGGCTTTGTTCGGTGACCCGCTGGACACTACTGAGGGTCCCGGGGCGCTTGCGAAGTCGATCAACAACGTGACCGACAAGCTGAATGACTTGAACGCGTGGATCGTTGCCCACAAGGACGACATCAAGGATGCGTTCGAGGGTGCGGTTGATACTGCGCAGGATCTGTGGGATGCGCTGTCGAGTGTGGTCGAAATGCTGGACCGGATAGGCATCAGCGTTGGTGATGTAGTGACCGCGTTTATGGCGTGGAAGGCTATAGCTGGTGTTACCGCGTTGACGCAATCCCTTTCAACAGTGAGCACTACCCTGGCGGGGCTTCCCGCGACGGCCGATAAGTCGGCTAAGGGAATTTCTGCTGCGTTGTCGCGTGTGGCGGTCCCGGCGTGGTTGGCGTTCCTGGTCGCGCAGAACGGCCCTGAGATTGAGCAGGCCATTCAGGACGCGATTCCAGGTGCGGAGAATTGGAATCATTCGAACACGCCGGATCAGTTGGGTCGCAGTGCCCGTGAGTGGTGGGACCGCAACATTCAGGGCGGCACGGGGGTTGATCCGCAACCGTCGCCGTTGCCGCAGCTCGGCGGCGGGCCTGGGCCTGGCACGCCAACGGTTGGTGGTATCCCGATTCCAGGGCTTGTGGGTACGAACTCGAACGGTCCAGCGTCCCCGTTCGGTAACCTTCCCGGTCAGGTTCCATTGGATGTTTCCGTGGAGGACCGACGCGGGCGCCGTGGTGGTGGTGGTGGTGCTGCTGCTGATGCGGGTCCTGATGGTCCGTTGGCTGATTTGTTTCCGGGCGCTGCGGGTAGTGCCGGCGGGTCGTCGTCGTCTGGCCCGAAGTTGCCGGATGCACCGGTGGTGCCGTATGACACGACGTTGCCGCCGGGGATTCCTGGCATGCCGCAGGACGCTGCCGTGTTCTCCGCTGAATCGTCGTATCTGGATGCCCGCCACAAACTGGCGGAGAAGCGTGCCCGCGCGGCCCAGTTGGAGCAGTCCACCGAGGCGACCGAAGAGGACCGGCTCAAGGCCCGTAACGATGTGATCGAGGCGGAACGTGACCTTCAGGCCGCCGAGATGCGCATGTCGGATGCGCGGGCGAATCAGTACGAGAAGTTGACGAAGCAAACCGATCAGCATGCCAAGGATTTGGGGCAGATCGGCGCCAAGCTTGATCAGGATTTCGGTATCTCGAAGGGTTTGGCGGGGATTGCGGAGAACATCACGAAGTTCGTGGCGAACCTTGCCGCCGCGCCGTTGTTGGGGCAGTTGCAGGCCATTTCGGCCTATAACCCGACCCAGGGCGGGCACGGGTTGATGGGTGTCCTTGGGGCGCAGGGAGTGTTCGGCCCGCAGTACCAGAACAACCAGTACGACCGGGGTTCTTACCCGTCGGCCGGTGCGACCGGTCCGTACGCGTTCGGCGGGCAGATGGGTGCCGGTACACCGCTGAGCATCAGTCAGATCGACCAGATAGCAGCCCAGTTCGGCCTGACCAAGTCGTCGGGAACTCGCCCCGGTGATGACGGATACCATGGCAAGGGACTTGCTGGTGACTACTCCGGTAGCCCGCAGGCGATGCGCGCGTTCGCCGACTACATGGCCGCCAACTACGGCAGCAGCCTGCTCGAACTCATTCACGATTCGCCGGGGTTCGCCTCGAACATCAAAAACGGAAAGGGCGTCGGCAAGTTCGGCGACTTCTACACGCTCGGGCAGGCTGGGCGTCACGACGATCACGTGCATATCGCCGCCGACGGTCAGTTGTCCGGTGGCTCGGGCAGCGGGCCGGTGCCGGTCAACGTTGTCAACGGCAACACGCTACTCAGCGGGTTCAACTGGGATGCGGTCGCCGCCAAGGAATCGGGCGGCAACTGGGCCAACGCCGACACCGGGCGAAACGGGCACTACGGCGGGCTTCAGTTCTCGCCGTCAACGTGGAATGCGTACGGCGGGCAGGAATTCGCGCCGATGCCGCACCTCGCCACGCGCGAGCAGCAGATGGCGGTCGCCGACCGTACGGCGTTCTACGGCTACAACGGCACACCGCCGCAGGGGCTCGGCGCGTGGGAGGTGATCACCAACGGCTCGACGGCGCCCTATGGCATCACGGTCAACTCGCGACCGCCCGCGTTCGGCGGCGGCGGCGCGCTGCCGTTTATGGGCGCTGGCGCCCCGCAGGCGGCGCCGTTCGCCTCAACCCGCTACGGCGGTGTTGAACCGTACGCCGGGTCCGGTTCCGGTGGGATCGGCATGGACGGTGGCGGCGCGCTCGGAATGGCGGTGCAGGCCGGCGGGATGGCGTTGGACGCGATGGCACCCGGCGCGGGTCAGGCCGCTCAGACCGGGGTGAAGCTGATCAACCGTGCCATCGAGTACGGCGGCCAGGTCGCCGCGATCGGCGCCCAAGGGTTGATGGAAACGTTTCTGCCCACGGGTGGATCGGATTTGGCGAACAACAACTGGATCACCCGCATTGCGGGTGGTTTGGCGGGTGCGGCCCCGGCGTTGCCGAACCTTGCCGGTCAGGCGTCCCAGCAGCGCAAGGACATCGACCCGCAAGCCACAGGCCAGGGCCAAACCCAAGTCAACCAGGGCGACACCAACATCACGGTCAACAACCAGCGTGCCACCGAAGACGGCACCGGCCGCGACATCGCCTATCACCTGCAAAACCAGTACGTCATGCCGGGAGGGTAAATGGCTAAGAAGCATTACCCCGCAACGGATGTAACCCCGCACGGCTGGTACCACCTTGCCAAGGGTGAGAAACCCATGATGTGGCTCGACGCCTACGACAAGTCGATCACCTTCCACATGATGGGAGGGCTAGCGGTCCCCGAGCGGGTCACAGCACCCGAGATGGTGCATCTCACGTCCCTTAAGGGTCTGGTCCCGCCGTGGAAACACATCGACCAAAAGGGTGCTACCGAAGACGGCATCACCAACATTGATGCTCTCTACGACCCGATCGAAGTTGAGATGGGTGTGGAGTGCCGTGGCCGGTCGCCGAAGTGGACGCGCCGCGTCTACCGGGATCTGATCGCGTCGATCGACGCCAAACAGGAATCCACCCTGAACTTCCTCACCCACGACATGGGTCATTGGTGGGCACCGGTCAGGTGGTTCCAAGGCGCGCCGCAGGCACCGCTGGAGATCGGGAAGCGGCAGCGTGAAAGTCTTCGTTTGCGGGCCGATTCGGGGTTCTGGCGGACGTACGACTACACGGCGAGTTTCCAGTTCGACTACGAGTCGATGACCGACACGTTCAACTACGACACCACGAGCAGTCAGGACCTCGGCGCGGATTGGCCGCTGTACTACGAGGGTGACGGCGGCGGATACATCTACGCCAATGGTGACCAGGCGAGGTGGCGGGACGATCCGGATGATCCTCTGACCACCGAAACCCGAGAAGTGGTGTGCGGCCCGTACAAGGACTTCGACACTGACACCGACAACCAGGTTGTGTCGATGGTGCTTGGTGGGTTTCAGGAGTGGAGTGTCCCTGATAGTGGGGCGAATGACCTGTGGGCGCGCATGGGCCGCGACAGCAACGGCGACTGGGACGGTAACGGTGTCCGCATGCGTGTGCAGGGCAACTGGATCAAACTGTCGAGGTTCAACAACTTCTCGCAGACAGTGATGTTCCAACGGCCGCTGCTGGTGGCCCCGCTGATCGGGGAAAAGTTCACCCTGGTCGCGGGTTATGAGGGTAATCCCCGCACGTTCAAGGTGCTGCGCAATGGGTTGCCGATCTTGTCGCACAAGGAAACCGGCACCGGTAGTGAACTCGGGCCGGATTATCGGGGCATCGGGTTCGGTATGCAGGCCGGTGGCGCGTTGATCACCCAGGCAACACCAGCCCCGGTGCGGAAGATATCCGCCGGCGACAACGCGAACGTCACCCAATCAGGTTTTGTGCCGATGGTCAATGTTGGTGACCAGCCGATGTATTGGGATGCCACTCTGTTCGGTCCGGGCACGTTCCGGTTGTACGACGGCCCGGGTGCGGATGAGTATGTGGAGTTCGGTCCGCTGCTGCCGAATCAGATTGTGTTCCTACGTACCGACCCGCGCTCACAGACGACTCTTGTGCAGGATTTGACGTCTGTGCCGCCGTCGCCGCAGGAGTTGAACATTTTCCAGCAGGCGGTGAAGTCGTTGTTGTCGTTTTTCTCGGAACGGAACGCATTCACCGACCAGATTGGGTCGCTGTTCGGGATTGTTCCGCCGCAGGGCAATTTCTATAAGTACCTGTCGGGGCGGTTCAGTGAGAACGCGGCGATCCCCGCGAAGTCGCCTGGCGAACCGGCGCAGCAGTTCTTTGTGAAGACAGAAATTGTTGGTGGCAACGCTGACTCGAAGGTGATTCTTTCGGGGACTCCGTTGCGCCGCTACCCGATGTAGCCCCTGTAGTGGCAAGCCCCGGCCGATACCTCGGTGAGGGGTGAATTTGTGGCGCCTGTGAACCAGGAAAGGAGGGGATGACAGTTGTCGAAGTTTGAACGCGAAACAGCCGCATGGCAATCCGCCCTCCAGTCCGGCGACCCCAACAGGATCGCACGAACCGCGCGGGCGTTGACAGAACGCAAATCGAAGGTAGACACGTCGTTCCGGTTCACGGTGTGCGACAAGTTTTGGCAGCCGATGGGCGCTGTCGGTGGCGACCTGATCGAGGCGTCGGGTGCTGACCCGCGCAACGATGTTGAAACCGGCCGGATCGTCCTCAAAGGGAACAGCCCTCTCATCCCTTTGTTCATGGACTGCAAAAAGACGATGGTCGGTGTCATCGTCGAAACCGCGGGTTTGCGGTATGCGTTCTACACGAAGAACCACACCTACGAGTACCGCGACAGCGCATGGACCGGCACCGCTGAACTGCGCGGTATCCGCGACATCCTCAATTACTACGTGATTTGGCCGTCGTGGTGGCTGCCGATTCAGGCACAGCCGTTCTCGCACGCGATCTTCGTGTGGGCGCTGCAAACCGTCGTGGAGAACATGGTCGCAGAATGCGCTCTGCGGTTGCAGTCCGGGTGGCTGGAGTTCATCAACAACGGCCTGTCGTTAAACCCGGATATCCGGGCATGGTTCGGCACCGTTCTGCAAGCACTGTCGCGTGACGGGCTGTCGGTCCAGGCGTTCACCCGCATGCTGCGAACCCCGGTGTATGTGTCACGCACCAATCCACTGCTGGACACGTCGCCGATGGTGGCTCGCACAGTGCGGATGGAAACCGTTCAGGCCGTCATCAAGGACGTTACCCAGTCGTACGGTGTGGATACCCGCATGGATTTGTGGCTTCCAGGTGATCCGCAGCCTGACAGGTGGGCGAACCTGGACCAGCCTACCTACGTGTTTTCCACAGTGGACCGGTCGCAGATCACTGGTCCGACGAAAACCGTGCTCGATTCGGTGCTGCGCACCACGATTGACCTTGGCGGGTCGCTGGGGGACATCTTCAAACCTGTCATCAAGCAGGTTCCCGGCATGGACGGCGTGTTTTATGCGCCCGCGTTGGGTGTGGATTTCGAGCAGCCATACGCCTATTTCGTGGCCCCCGAGCCGGGTGAGGACACCGGTATCGATGCGTGCACGATCACTGACCACACCCCCGAGGGTTGGCAGCACATCATTGGTGGGCGTTCCCCAAAGTGGTTGAACGACCTCATGAATGCCACCTTCGCATGGCTGATCGACTCGCTGATGATCGTCGTCGGGTTCACCGGCATACCGTCCGATCTGCTGTCGGGGTTCCTGAACAACAGCTTCCTGGCGTTCCAGTTGATTCAGCATTACGACCGCCGTGACGAAGTTGGCCCGTACCATCCGGCGATCGAGCGGTTCTATCCGACAGCCTCAGCGCCGTACAACATCGAAACGGTGTTCGCATTCATCAACGCCTTGTTTGATTCGCAGGGCAAGACGACGGCGACGGTGCAGTTCCGCAACGGTGCCCAGTATGCGTTGGGTCGGGACGTTTTTCGCGGCGGCCTGATGTCGCTGGTGTTCATGTCACGTACCCGAATGGTGACTGACTACATCGAGAATGTGATGTGGCGGGTTACCCAGGATGAGCGGAAGGTTCTCCTGCAAATGGGGGATGGACGCAAGTCGGAGGCCCCGTTGGCGAAGCATCAGCGGTTCATCACGGGGATTTTTGAAACGTTGTCGGTCCTCACGCTGTCACCTCAGGGATAGCGTCCCCAATCCTATTTCTTCTGCAACTCGCCCAACATTGAATGGAGCGTGCCCTAATGTCGTGGCCTTTGAACCCCGCTGGGACTCATTACTTGTTTGAGGGAATCGTGGAGATTCCTGTCGATCCGACTGCTGGCGCGGCGATCCTCCAGTTGCGGCCGCAGGGCGGTATCGGTGTTGGCGTGCCCGCGATCGAGAAGGGCGAACCGGGTGTTCCCGCCACGTTCGATACGACAGTGAACCTGACGGAGCTGGACCCGGACGACCCAACCCCGGCGGAAGCGTCGTTCACCGAGATCACACCGCCGTCCACTTCCACGCCTGGCGTGTACCGGTTGAACCTCGCCCTGCACGCGGGTGCGAAGGGCGCGGATGGTGAGGCGGTGTGGGACCCAACGGATGTGGACCCGTCCCCAGTCGCGGGGCAGGTGCCGGTGGTGAACTCGACCGCTGACGGGTTCGTGTTGGCGGCGCAACGTGTGGGGGATCGGTATGTTCCGGCGTCGATCAGCAACACCGCCTCGGGCAATGCGAACTCGACTCTGGCCCAGGTGTCGATCCCGGCGCAGCCGTTCGATTGGCGGCCGCGCGTGCAGGGCTACACGGTCGTCACCGGTGAGGGAGCCGATGTTCGGGTTGATCTTGTGGCCCGTTTGAACGGTGAGACTGGCGGCAACGTGATCGGACGGTGCCCCGGTGTGGCGCAATCGGAGCGGCTGATCCTGGTGGCGGGACCTGCGGCGGGTTCATCGGATGGGTTTGATCGTGTGACGGCCGGTACACCGGCGACGATCTATTTCCGGTGTGAACGGCAAGCAGGTTCGGTGACGTACACGACTTCCGCTTCCACGTCGATGTTTTCGGTTGAGGTTCTTCCGCTGTCATGACGTCATCGTTTGATCCGTTGCCGGAGTGGGCGCATGCGGTGCCGTCTGAGCCGGGTATTCACCCGGAGCAGTCGGCGTTGCAGTGGCAGCGTCCGTTCACTGTTCAGCAGCTGCTTGAGATTGGTGAGCAGTTCATTGAACAGTTTTTGGCGTGGGTGGTGCGCGCTGTTGCTGGGGTGTTCATCCCTGGTGAGGCGTCGTTCGACCAGCTGCGTGATTGGGCATTGAACATCCCCATCCTCGGGGACATCATCGAGGCGATCACAGGTCTTGTTGGTGGCGGGATTGAGGAACTGACCCAGTTCTTCACGAACATCCGGAATTTCTTCCAGTCGATCAACTTCAACGATCCGAGCTTTAACCCCATCCAGGCTGCGGTGCAGCTGGTGAACATCATCATTGCGCCGCTGCGGAACCTGCTGCCCAGTCTGTTGACGATCCTGCCTATCGGTGGCATCTCGAATCAGACGCCGAACATTCTGCCCGCACCGAAGTTCCCTGAGGGGTCGGTCGGTAGCAATGCGGATTGGGTGGTGGACCCGTCGCATTCGCGTAGCGGTGACGGTACGGGCGCGGCGAAAGTTATTGCCGACGGCACGTTGAAGGCGCTGCGTTCGGGCCAGAATGCGGGGGATTTCTTCGCGGTCAGCGAAGGGCAGACAATCACTGCCCGGGTGTTCGTGTCTCACGACGATTATGTGGGTACCGGCGCGCCGATCCGGTTGCAGCTGGTGCCGTACATCGACGGCGTTGCACAGGCCCCTGTGGATTTGAACGCGTACGCCCCGCAGGATCAAGATTTGGCGTGGCCCGGTAAGGAGTTGTCAGGGGAGTATCGGGTACCCGCCGGGGTGACTGGTGTGCAAACCCGGTTCGTGGTGACCGAAGACGCCACTGCGGGCACGTTCTGGTGGGATGACGCCGAGGTCAAGCAGACCGGCGTTATTCAGCAGTCGTGGGTTGAGGGCTTGCCGGAGATTTTGCAAACCTTGTTGGCGCGTGTTCAGTTGACGATTGACACGGTGGTGTCGGCGATCCGCGGCGGTGTGCAGACGGTTGAGAACACGCTGGAGGACCTGTTCGACGCGTTGCGCAACATCTCCCCGGAGTCAATCGCGGGGATGCTTGGCCCGGAGAATCTTCGGGAAACCATCGAGAACATCGTCAACAGCATCGTCGGCGGCCTGGTAGGCCTTCCCGGTGTTGGTGCGGGCATCGCGGACCTGTTCAACGTGTTGCAGGAGATCGCGTCGCGCGCCAGCTTGGGGTTGTTCTCGTGGGATGTTCTCGGCATCAGGACGAACAAGCCGGTAGATAGTGGGTTGTTGCCTTCTGAGCGGTCCAACTTCCCGTTGTCGAACGTCACCACGTGGCTTGAAGCTACGCAGAGCAACTCACTCATCGGTGTTGACCTGATCGAAGAGTCGATGCCCCTGGGCGTGGTGTCGTGGATCGGCTACGGCCTCTCAGGGATCACCGAGTTCTACGTCAACATCTGGAAGGTCGACTTGACGTCGGGCGACTGGACTTTGGTGCATCATTCCCCGAACATCGTGGGGCTTTTGGGTGGCACGGCCGCGCCCGGGGAGTTCATCTCCTACGAGTTGGCTGACCCGATCTCGGTGGTGGCGTCTGAGGCGTACGCCTACGAGCTGGTGCCGGTTGGCGGTACGCATTATGTGCGTGGCCGCGTGGCGGATTTGCCGAACCATCCTACGTCGCAGATCGTTTCGCTGGCCGCCACACGGAACAACACCTCGCCGAACAGTCCACCGTCTTCTATCGCGAAAGCGTCGGTGACTCGTTCGGGTGATGTGCCGTGGGTGAGCATCGCTGTGGATACGGGTTCCGGCGGTGATCACCACGACCCGATGAAAATCTATCTTGGTACCGCGGCCACGGTGTTCCCGGTGCCGAACTGGGTGAACTACATCGACCCGGTTGCGGTCGGTGGCGGTGGTGGTGGCGCGCAGGGCTGGGCGTTGGGCATCAACGGTCAGGCAGGCCAGCCCGGGAAGTTCAACGCCACCACATGGGTGCGCGGTGAACATTTCGGCGACAACGCCATCATCACCCTCGACCCGGGCGCTGGTGGCGTGGGCGGTCCGGGTGACGGCGCGGCCGGCGGTAACACCACGTTGTCTATCTCCACGCCCGGGGGTGACACGTATTCCATTGTCGCCGAGGGCGGCTCGGCGGGTACCACTGAAGGATTTCTGTCGAAACCTGTTGGCCGAGGCCCGGGCACGTTCACGTTCAACGAGCAGGACTATGTGGGCGGCGTTGACCAGAAGGTCATGGGCGGCCACGGTGCGCCCGCTGGTGGTGCCGGTAACGGCGGCAAGGGCTCGTTGGCGGCCTTTCAGTCCGGCGGAAATGGCGCTCCTGGTGGCGGCTGGGTGTTCTTCCGGCCCGACCCGCTGCCTGACCCTGACCCGGATTTGACGCCCCCCACTGCTCCGACGTTGGTGGAGCTGGTCGATTCAACTTTCAGCACTATCACGATCACGTGGTCTGGAGCAACAGACGTATGACAATCAAAGGCTATTTCGTTTACGCGAAAGAGAAAGACGCCCCTGGTGATTTTGTTCAGTTGAATCCCGACCCGGTGCTGCCGCCGTATGGGACGAACGGTTTGAAGTCGAACACCACCTACGAGTTCTATGTGAAGACGGTGGACAACGCTGGCTGGTTGTCGGACCCGTCGGATACCTACGAGTTCACCACGCCCGCGCACACCGCGGGTGATTTGTTGTCGCCGGAGGACCAGGCGATGGTGGATCTGATTGTGGAGGAGTCCCGCGCGGAGACCGGCCAGCCGGGAGTGATGTTGCAGATCACCGGTCCGCGCGGCAATTACGCGAAAGCGTATGGCACCACCGTGGGCGGCACTGTTCGCCCGTTGACGTTGGATGACCACTTCCGCATGGGCAGCTCCACGAAAATGTTCACCGCGATCGCGTTCTTCCAGGCCGTCGACAAGGGGTTGATCACCCTGGATGACACGCTGGAGCAGTACGTTCCGGGCATCCCGAACGGCACGGCGATCACGATGGGCCACATGCTGTCCATGCGGTCCGGGATCGCCGAGTACACGGCGGGTATCAACGCGCTCTGGGTCACGCTGTTCCCCACGTGGCCATGGACGGGCGCGAAGGACTTCCTGTCAACGATGAAGGGGCCGTCAAACTTCTATCCCGGCACCGATTATCTGTACACGAACTCGAATTTCGCACTGATCGGCATGGTGCTGGAGATCGTTGACCCGGAACACCGGCCGATCAAGCAGATCTTCAAAGAAGACATCATAGACCCTCTTGGGCTGACGGAAACGTCATGGCCGCCGATCGGTCCAGTTCCACCCCCAGCGTCGATCGCTGACACGTTCAACCCGAACTTCCTCGACGCTGCCGGGGCGCTGGCGACGAACATCAACGACTACACGAAGTTCGCGGAGGCGTTGCGGGACAACGCGATGGGCCTGTCGCCCGAGTCGTATGACGCGTGGCTGTCAACGTTCTGGAAGCATCCCACAGGGTGGGACCCGTACGCGAACGGGTTCTACATTCCTTCCGAGTACTACTACGGGTACGGGATAGAGTCGTTCGGTACATGGTTCGGCCATCCCGGTTTGTTCTCGGGTGGCTGGTCGTCCACGATTTTCTTTGAGCGGGACTCGGGTGCGACATTCACGCTGCACGAGAACTCGAATACCTCCAACCCCCCGGCCGCGGGCTACACGCGAATTTGGGTGCGGGTGGCGGAGTATCTGTATCCCGGAACGATTACGAATGACCAGAACTGGCCGGTGCCGCCGGAGCCGGTGGATGTTGGGTTTGATGCCGTGTCGGGGGCTGGGGCTGGTGTCGGTAGCGCCACTGTGAACTTCAAGGCCTCCGAGGGGGCTACGGTGTTCGCGGTGGTGGCGTGGGACCGCGCGGGCTCAGCCCCGTCGGCCACGTATGGCGGCGCCGGCGGTGTACTTCTCGGGTCCGTTTCGCACAATGGCGATCCGGCGAATGGGGGCCTGGCGATTTTCCGCATGGAGAACGCAGGCTCCGGCGTTGCTCGCCAGATGAAGGCCACCGGCCCGGGCTGGGTGAGTGCGTATGCCATTTCGTTCAATGATGTTGTGTCGGTGGGCGCGCCGACGTTCGCGCACGGTAACGGTACTGCGCACAGCCAGTCGGTGACGGTACCGAGCGGGGTGACGCTGCAGGCGTTCTCGGCCGGGGCCGGGGGGGTGTCGTCGTCCAAGCTGACAACGATTCTGGGGGCGCGCTTGCGCGCGGAGCAGTCGGGGATCGCCCCGCCCCTGTGTGTCAACACAACCACGAGGACGGGGACGGTGAGCGCTACATCGGCGCAGCCGAACAGGTGGGCTGGCATGGCGGTGAACTTGCAGATTGGGGGATGAGCGTGGCTGTTGGCTGGTGGGCTGAGTCCCACGTCTCATTCGGCGTCACCATCACCCCGGAGGTGGGATTCCGCTACGGCGGTCCGAAACAAGAGTTCGGCGTCACCCTCACCCCCGAGATCGGCATGTCCGCTGTGGCGCACAACCGTGCGAGTTTCGGTTTGTCGGTGCCGGTCTCGCTGGGAATGGCTGCGGCCAGCCACAGCAAGGCGTCGTTCGGTCTGGTGTTCGCGCCATATATCGCGATGCGTGGTCCGGCCGCGTTCGAGCCGGTGTTTCCGTCCGAGGATTTGTATCCGTCGGTGTCGCTGTTCCCGACGCCGCGCGCGCAGTCTCCCGGTTTCGGGTTGTCGTTCACGCCGAGCCTGGGGTTCGAGGCCGCGCCGAAGTTTGCGCGGTCGTTCGGTATCGAACTGGACCCGCAGGTCGGCATGGGTACCGCACTCGGGTTCACGAAGGGCTTCGGGCTCGAACTGTCCCCGCAGGTTGGAATGTCCGGCGCGGAGCGGTATTACCGCGAGTTCGAGCTGACGTTGACCCCGGGAATCGGTATGGACGCCGTGGGTAATGACGGTGTTGACCCGGTGGCGTTCGACGCGGTAACCATGTCCCAGCAAGCGACGTCGACGTTCTCGTTCAACCACACGGCCACCGCCGGAGCGTCGGTACTGGTGTCACTGGTTGTACAGGGCAGCGACACGATCGCTTCTGTCACCTACGACGGATCAGCGATGACGCTTATCGGCAGCCAGGCTCTAAACAATAACGCTGGCGAAGGTTCTCAACACTTGTATGTCATTCATGGTGTTGCTGGCGGGTCCAAGCAGGTGACGGTCAACAAGCCCACCGGCTTCGGGTGGGTGGGCGCTGTCGCGGCCTCGTATCTGAACGCGACCACCACCGGCACTGTGCAGAAGTCATACGGAAACAGTGGTTCGGCAAGCCTGTCGGCGTCCGCGCCTGGAGACGGTGGCCGGGTAGTCGTTTCGTTCGCCAACATGGGGAACCGGACGTTTACACCCTCTGGCGGAACGAACCGATTCTCGGGTTCGGGCCTGTTCCCGATCCTGACCATCAGCGACGCGACGACGGCCACGAACTTCACGGCGACAAGCTCGTCGGGCACATGGGCCGCCATGGCGGTCCCGCTCAATCCCGTATAACCCGAAAGGAAACAATCATGGGCATTCCCAACGCAACTCACAAAGCAGCGTCGGACGCCATCGCCGGTCTCGGTGACTGGATCAGTGTGCATACCGGAGCTGCTGGCACCACCGGGGCGAACGAAGCCACGGGTGGTGGATATGCGCGTGAACAAACGTCGTGGACATCAGGCTCCTCGGGCACCAACACCGGCGACGAGGTTGAAATCTCCGTGGCAGCAGGCACCTACGTGGAGGGCGGCATCTGGTCGGCCAGCTCGTCGGGCACCTTCGTCGGCTCGGAAGCTTTCGACGACGGCGACGTGGAGGTGTCCGGTTCGGGCGCGAGCATCTCCGTGACGCCCCGCATAGTCGCCTGAAATCCTGGATAGGGGAACTGTTTTGAACATCAAAACTGATCATCAGATCGTCGCGTTCGGCAACGACATGATGGGCTTGTTTGACCGTGACGGCACGCTGATTGTGCAGGCCGCCCGCGTGGTCGGCGGGTGGGAGGTCACCGCCGAGGGGCGGCCCCCGGCGACCGTGTTGGATCGGTCTTCGGCGATCACCGAAATGATCAACACCGCCCTTGCGGTGCTTCCGGGTGACGGTTATTCGTGCCTGGTGCCGAGGGGTTTGCGGGCGCAACCCTAAGGAGGGGGTTTGGTATGGCTTATTCGAAGCAGTCGTGGGAGAACGTTCCCTCGACGAACACCCCGTTGTCGGCGGACCGTCTCAACCACATCGAGGACGGTATCGAAGGGGCGCATGAGGGGCTGGACGATAAGGCCGACCTCGCCCACGACCACGTTTTGGCCGATGTTACCGATGTGACGGCGAGCGCTTCCGAGGTCAACGTCTTGGACGGCATTACGGCGTCAACGGCGGAGTTGAATTATGTCGATGGTGTGACGTCGAATGTTCAGACGCAGCTTGACGGTAAGGCCGCCGCGTCGCACACGCATTCGGCCTCCGATATCTCCTCGGGCACTTTGGACATTGCTCGCATCCCCGTGGGTAGTAGTGGTTCCACGGTGTGCGTGGGTAACGATTCGCGCCTGTCAGATCAGCGTGTGCCTACCGATGGTTCGGTGACGTCGGCGAAGATTGCGTCCGGGTCGATCACCAACACCCATGTCAGCCCGTCGGCGGCGATCGCGGCGTCGAAAATGTCGACGGGTGTGCAAGCATCGCTCACCAAGGCGGACGGGTCGGTGCAGAAGTCTGGGACCGCTGAGGGCATGTGGATGGGAACCACCCTGCCCGGTACCGGCACGGCGGGTGTGTTGTACGTGGTGGTGCCGTGAAAGTTTGGAACGGCACGGCGTTCGTTGACCCCACCGCGTTCAAAGTGTGGAACGGGTCGGCGTTCGTCAACCCTGAGTTGTACACGTGGAACGGGACCGGTTTTCAGAAGCTGTGGCCCACGTTCACCCCGTTCACGATCTCCAGCGAAGACCCCGGCTACGAGGATCTGATCGACGAGCCGGTGCCCGAGGGCGCTTCGGGCTGCTGGGTGACCCTCGTCGGCGGCGGTGGCGGAGGCGGTGCGGGCTACCAGAGTTTCGATGATACCTACCGCCGCGGCGGCGGCGGCGGAGCGGGTGGGGCAAAGATTCCCCGCGTGTGGGTGCCTCGCGAGGCTATGGGTTCCTCCTACAGCGTCGTCTTAGGACTCGGCGGGGCGTATACCGGTGGAGGCTCGACAGGATTTGGCGGCACCGACGGGGGATCGTCCTCGTTCTTGTCCGGATCTGTGTCGCTGATCGCAGGAGGAGGGGCGCGCGGCGCGGTCGCGCTGTCCGGTAGCAGTACGCAGGTGTCCGGGGGCGCTGGAAGCCTGACGAGCGTCGTCTCCGGGGTTGCCGGGGCCGTCGTTATCCCCGGCGCGCCCGGGGGTAAGGGGGCCGCGTCGTCAGGCTCTGCGGAAGATGGCGGAGATAACCCGAGCGGTGCAGGTGCGGGCGGCGGCGGAGGCGGCCGGGTTTCGGACTCTAATAGCCAGACTCCCGGGGGCAGAGGAGGTAACTCCGCGGTCGGTACCGGAGGGGAGCGGGGCGGTGCCGGGGCCAACGGGTCCAGCGCCGCCGACCAAACCGGCGGTAACCCAGGCGCTGGAGGAGGCGGTGGCGGTGGCAACAACAGCGGGTCCACAACCACCGGTCACGGCGGTAACGGAGGTAAATACGGCGGAGGCGGTGGCGGAAGTGGCGGTCATAGGACTAATGCTCATCGCTACGGCGGAGCGGGCGGTGACGGATACGTCCTGATCGAGTGGGAGTGACCCCTACTCGCCGCGAATGATCTGGTACACCCGACCTCTGGTGATGCCTGCTTGTCTGGCGATCTCCGGGGCGGGCATACCGTCCGCGTACGCGGCCTTCACGAGGTCGAACATTTCACTGGTCAGCTCGCCCATCTCGGCTGCAACCTTCTGCCGCTTGACACGGTTCTGTGCTAGTCGATCAGCGAGGGTCATACGGGAAATAGTAGCACGTTATACGCAGTTGACAGACAGTGTGTAGCGGCTATACAGTGGTCCCATCAACTTGAGACACCGCCCAGCGGGGCGAAAGGCCTGAGAAACCAACCCCGCCAGGCGGCCCACCCCCAACAGGAGGCCCACCAATGCTACGCACCACCACCGCGACTGTCTTCGCAATCGCCGCACTCGCCCTCGGAATACCCGCAGTCGCTGATGCCGCACCCGCCCACTGCGCGAATCACGGCACCGGCCACGGCAAAATCTACAAGCACGCATGCGCCACCGGCAGCGGCGGCGCAGGAGCCGACTGGACATACGCCACCCACGCCGACGGCACACCCAAGATGGACGGCACCAAACACATCTACAAGTGCGTGCGCCACTGCGGCGGCGGCCGCCACCACGTCGAAACCACCGACACCTGGTGACCCGCCATGAAAATCCACGTTCAATCCCGCGGCCCCGCCGGCTGGAACGCAACAGTCCTCTTCACCACAGGAACCGTCCTCACCGTCGCTGACGACCAAGGCCGCCGACACCTCATCGACACCTCCCGAGTTGTCATCAGGAGACTGTCATGACCAAACGAGTAGCGGGGGCGATCGGAACCGGACTCCTCGGCGGTGTCGCCCTCACCGGACTCATCTCGTGGATGTTCGCCACAGGACATCCAGCGATCGACTTCTTCATCGAACGCGACACCCTCTTCTACATCTGAACAACCCCCACAGAAACCCCGCCACCACGAGGTGCGCGGGGTTTCTGCATGAAAGGACCCCCAAGACATGGACCGTCTCGGAATCATCCTGCTCAAACTGCTCGGACCACTCGCCGACAGGATCGCCGACCGCATCGCCGACAGGATCACCGAGAACCTGCCCGATCTGTCCGATTTGGATGATCAGATCGTCGCGAAACTCCCTGACCTGTCCAACCTTCCAGAACAGGTCATCAACATCATCGACGGCGCGCTCCGCTCCATCCCCGTTCTCGGCGGAATCCTCGGGAGCAAACGATGAGCTTCACCTGGTTCGCCGACAAGCCACTACGCACCCGAGAACAAATCGCCCGCGAAGTCCACGCCGTCTCCCTAGCCCGTGGCCTCGATGAACTCGCCACCGTCATCGCCCTGATGACCATCTCCACCGAGGTCGGCACCGGCACCGGCGATGACCGCAAGTGGTGGTGCCCCGCCAACGACCGCGTGCCCGCCACGAAGAACTACCCCCACGACTCCCGCAGTGACGACAACCGCTCCTCCGGCTACTTCCAGCAGCAACCCGGACCTAACGGCGAACCCTGGTGGGGCACACCCGAAAACATGATGACCCTGCCACAAGCAGCCAACACGTTCCTCGAACGACTCTCCGACGACTACAGGCGCGCCGCCAACAACCCCAGGTTGGCCGGCGAGTTCGCGCAACGAGTCCAGCAATCCGCATACCCCGACCGCTACGCCGACAAATGGGACGAAGCCTGGTCGGTGCTGCGACGTGCCCTCAACGAAACCACACCGGAGGAACCTGTGACCGAAAACCGGCCCGCCTATAACGAGTTTCCGATCTGGTCGGCCAACAACAGCGCCCGCAGCGGCAAGCCCACCATGTTCCTGATCCACACCCAGGAAGGCGGCGGCGGCGACGCTGCCGCCGAGAACCTCGCCAAGTGGTTCCAGAACGCCAACGGTGTCTCCTACCACTACACCATCTCCCAGGCGTCCGATGGTGGTGTGACGGTGGTGGATTGCGTCGATACCGACCGTGCTGCCTGGTCTGTGGGCAACGCGAACAGCATCAGCATCAACTTGTGCTTCGCGGGGTCGCGAGCATCCTGGATGCGGGATCAGTGGATGAAGCAGTCCAACGCAATCGACGTCGCAGCCTACCTCGCGGTGCAGGACGCGAAGAAGTACGGCTTCACCCCGCTCGTGGTGCCCCCGCCGTACACCAATGGCCGCCCAGGCATCTCGGATCACCGGTGGGTGACTGACGTGTTCAAGTGGGGCACTCACACCGATGTTGGTGCCAACTTCCCGTGGGACTACTTCACCGAGCGCGTCGCCTTCTGGGCCAACGGTGGTGTCAGTGAACCGGAACCGCCGAAGGTGAAGCGGTTCCCCGACGACTGGACCGACCGCGAACTCGCCGTGGAGACCTTGCGTCAGCAGCGCGGCTACACCCTGAACGGCTGGCCGCAGCTCGGCGGCCGCACAGTGGTGGACGTACTGGGCGCGATCGGCGAAAAGCTCGGCGTCGAAGGCTGCTACGACGTCAAGGACAAATCCTGATGCGCATAGACGGGCAGTACGTTGGCCTCGGGCTCGGTGACAGCTCCGACGAGATCCGCAAGATCAAGGCGTTCATGCGGCGCAAGTTCGCTTCCTACGCGGGCGATTTGGCCGACACCCCGCTCTATGACGAGGCCATGACGGCAGCAGCCGCCGAAATGCAAGCCAGATATAGCGCTGCCGGACAGTTGCGCGCGGGGTTGTACATCCCGGGGATTGTAGGGGCCGAAACCAAGTACGTCATGGGCTACCTACCGCGCCCCGTCGTGGACACCCGGCCCGTGCTGATCACCGTGTGCGGCACCGGTGTTCCCTGGTGGATCGGCCCCGACGCCGACACCGCCCGCGCCGTCGAAGACAAATACCTGTGGCAACCCATCGGCTACCCCGCAGCACCATTCCCGATGGGCAAATCCATTGCCGCCGCCATCACCGAAACCCACAACCAAGCTAACCGGTGGCGCGAACGCATCGAAACCCACGGCGCCGCGCTAGCAGGCTACTCCCAAGGCGCGGTAGTGGTTTCCGAGCTGTGGATGAACCACATCGCACCCGAAGACGGCTCCCTGCATTGGATGAAACCCCATGTGCGTAAAGCGGTCACGTGGGGCAACCCGAACCGCGAACTCGGACACGTGTGGGCTGATCACGGCGGCTCCCCAATGGCCCCATCCAACACCCAGGGCGTGTCCTCCAACGGCATGCGCAACACCCCCGACTGGTGGCGCGACTACGCCCACCAAGGCGACCTGTACGCCTGCACCGAACCCGGCGACACACAAGAGGTCCGCAACGCCATCTGGCAGATCGTGCGCGACCTCGACCTGTTCACCGGACCCGATTCACTGCTGGCCCAAGTGATCGAACTCGCGCAAGCCCCGCTGCCGGAAACGATCGCGATCACCAAAGCGATCCTCGACGCCGGCATGTTCTTCGCGAAACGCACCGGCCCGCACGTGGACTACAACCCCCAGCCAGCCATCGACTACCTACGCACATAACGGGAGGACCACCTGATGTTGACACGTTCGTTTTGGATCGACGCCGCCGAACGCGCGGCCCGCACGTTCGCCCAAACCGCGATCGCCACACTCGGCGCGGGCGCGGTTGACCTACTCGCCACCGATTGGGTGTCAGTGCTGTCAGTGTCCGGCGGCGCCGCAGTGGTGTCACTGCTGATGTCTATCGGCGCGGAACGCCGCGGCAACCCCGGAACGGCTTCTGCGACAAGAGCGGTCACTGCCGCATGATCTGGGAATCGGTGCGCGAAGCAGTGGACGCCGCGTACCAGCCAGAAGATGGTATCGACCTGATAGGACTGCTCATCATCGGTTTACCTTCCACGATCGCAGCGATCGGAACGGGAATTGTCGGTGTCCTCACTGTTCGAGGGCAACGTAAGGGCCGGGAACGTGCCCGACAGATCGACGCGAAAACCGATGAGATTCACGAGCAAACCGTCAACACCCACGACACCAACATGCGCGACGACCTCGACGAGATACGCGATCTGGTGCGGGACGGATTCAAACAAGTCCAGCGGGACATCAGTGGACTGAGGGAGGAACTGCGAACCGAACGCCTCGAACGCATCGAAGGCGACAAGCGACGCGACCGGTGAAACACCAGGAAAGGGAACACCAAATGTCACTCTTGGCCGATCTTGCAGGTTTGGAGCCCCGCACCTGCCCCGCATGTGATTGGGTTGGTGCCCGGTCGAAGCAGGAACGTGCAGAGATCAAATCCTCGTTGGAGTCCGCGAAACGCGGCGACGTCAGGTTCACCGACATACTGCGGGTCCTCGTCAAACACGGTATGCCAGACATGAACGCGCAAGCGTGGCGGCACCACGCGAGGAACCATCATGTCGCTGACTAGCGACCTGCGCCAGGTGCGCATCGCCGAAGGTGTGCGCAACAAAATCCTGATCCTCGACGTTGAACGGCTCCCCGGAATCACCGAACAATACTGGTGGGGCAGGGGAGACCTGAAGAACCGGTATGTGCAGTACGAGACGGTGACCCGCATGCCGCGCACCACGATTGTGTGCGCCAAGTGGTATGACCAGCCCGAGGTTATCCAGCTCGCCGAATGGGACAAAGGTGGACGCAAACGGTTCCTGCGGCGCGTCCACAACCTGCTATCCCAAGCGGATATCGTCGTCGGCCACTACATCGACGAAGCTGACGTGCCGTGGCTGAAGGGTGATCTGCATTTGGAGGCCGGGTTACCTCCGCTGCCTCCGTTCAAAACCGTTGACACGTTGAAGGTGCTGCGCCGCGAGTTCAAATCCGGTGCCCCATTCAAAGGTTTGGACGCGTTCTGTCAGATCGTTGGCCTGCCCGCCAAAACTGACCGCTACGACCGGGGCGCGATGGAACGTGCCGTGACAGGGAAGAGCGTTGAGGATCGGGAACGCTTGGTGTCGTACTGCGCTGGCGATGTGGTAGCCACGCAGGGGTTGTACGACTTCCTGCGTCCGCACATCAAAAACCATCCCGCACTGTTCGTTGACGGCGAGGACAAGCTGATGGTGTGCAACCGGTGCGCTGGTGAAACTGTGGTGATCCCGCGGCGGTACGTGGCGAATGTGCTGACGTACACGATGCGCCGCTGCACCAACTGCGGGGCGCATTCACGACTGTCCATCGAGCCGGAACGCATGAGCGCTGTGAGAGGGGTTTGACGTGAACGTTCGAGTGTGCACGTTCCTGGACCACAGTGTGACGGTAGGGTTCCTGTGGGACGCGCTCAAAACGTGGGTGCGACTGTGAGGCCGGCCGATCCTGTCCGGGCTGCGATCCAAGAGAGTTTGGATGCGCAGGGCGACGGCTGGCAGGTCGCGCACTATGTGGCGGTTGTCGGCCTGGAACGCATCACCGGTGACCAGATGGACTTGGGCGCGACGACGGTGATCACACCGGTAGGGCAGCCGGGGTATGTCACGGACGGTTTGGTGAATCGTTACTGGGACGAATCAGATGATGAGTGATCCGCAGTTGGAGTTGTGGCGGTCGGTGTGGCTGGCGGTCGTCGCGGGGATGATCGTCGCACTGCTGGTTCACGTCCTGGCTTAATCAACGCCTCGTGAAGCATCAGGCTTCAGGAGGCGCCTCACTCAGCATGGCTATATCGTGCGGAGGCATCCATGTTTGGGCATGTGTGGTGCACTGGGGGAAGGGTGTCGATCACTGTCTCCCCGTCTTTGAACGGTTGACCGCACCGGCCGCAACGATCATCGGTGTTCATCAGTTGCACATCTCGCATCCGTGGCCGGTCGGGTAGGTGTCTGATTCACCTATGTGGCTCAGGTTCCGACTGCCAGTGGGCTGCGTCAACGCGACCTCGATGGAGCCGCAAGCGGTGCACATGCCGTAAACGGTGTCATCCGACTTAACCTCACAACCACCACACATCAGGACAGCTCTCCCGCGTGAATACCCCGGAGGATATCCGCGGCACGGTCGGTCAGGTACTCGGATGTGTTCGGGTCCATGAGAACCCGGTCGATGGTCGCCACGATGCGATCCAACGCATACTGCGCACCAGCCGTAAATGCCTCACCCGCGATCGAGTACTGAGTGAGTGAGTCACCGATGGTGGAGTGATCCGGGTCGCGTTCAGCTTCGTAGCGGTCAGTAGCTGCAGTCATGTCATCCCTCTTTCAGCCATCGTTGGGAACCGTGATCGCTGTCACGCCGACGCTCCAGATGCTTCAACCGCTCAATCGAAGGCAACAGCAAGCTCAGTCGGATCCTCATGCTCCCCTATGAAAAGAGAGTACGACGGCGCGACGACATGTTTAGGACCAGTGAAAACCCCTATAGGGTTACCTTTAGGGTGATCCCCTCTGAGGCTTATGGCCTCTGACCTGTGCGCCGTGAGGGTTTCGAACCCCCGACCCGCTGATTAAGAGTCAGCGGTTGATAGGCTGCATACCAGGAGAAACGTTGTCAAACCCGCAGGTAGACCCCCGATACTGCGCAATTCTGCGTAATGCTGCGTAGCACCGTAGGGTGAACCGTAGGGTGACCCCCTGGGAGGGAAAACGATGGCAACTAAGAAACGCAGAACCCGCGGAGACGGAGCGTTCTTCCAACGCGCCGACGGCAAATGGATGGGACGAGTAGAACTACCCCCCGACCGCAACGGCAACCGCCGCTACAAATGGGTGTCCTCCGTTGACCGCAACACCGCCATGGCCAAACTCAAACAACTCCGCCGCGACGTCGAAGAGGGCCGCATCGCCACCACCTCATCCACAACTGTGGAGAAGTGGATGCTGCACTGGATCGACAACATCCACGCCAAACGTAAAGTCCGCCCCGGCGTCCTCAACGACTACCGGGCCGCCATCCACAACCACATCAACCCGATCCTCGGCGCGAAACGCATCGACAAACTCACCCCGCAGCATGTGCGAGACCTGCACTCCGAGATCGGGGCCTCCCGCACCGCCGAGCTGGTCCATGTCATCGTCCAGAAAGCCTTGGACGATGCGGTAGCGGAGGGTGTGGCGACCAGGAATGTGGCCGCATTGGTCGACAAACCCGAGTACCGGAAGAAGAAACGCAACGGCTTCCCGGCGGACGTGGCGCAGCACATCATCCACACCGCGTTCCAAGTGTGCGACGAACCAGATGCGGTGCGGATCGCCGCCGGTTTCCTGACGGGCGCCCGCCGTGGGGAACTCCTCGGCCTGCGCTGGCCCTACGTCGACAACCCCGCTCAGGGATGGATCACCATCGCTTGGCAGTTGCAATCGGAAACCCGCGTCCACGGCTGTGGGGATCCTCTACCCGAACCGTCACCGCTGGCCCGGCCCGACCGTATGCCCAAAAAACCCCCGTACTGGCCTTGCGGGAAGACACGGGCATGGGCATGCCCGCAGTCCCGGTGGGACCTGCCGGCGCATTTCGAGTACCAGGAATGTGAAGGGTCGTTGTTGTTCACCCGGCCGAAGACGGACGCTGGTTGGCGTGAGGTGCCGTTGTTGCCGCCGTTGTATGTGGCGATGCAGAAACTCCGCACCGACAATCCGCACGACTTGGTGTGGCACAAGGAGGGGAAGCCGATCGATCCCCGTTCGGACTACGACGTGTGGCGTGGCGTGTTCCGCGCTGCTGGGGTGATCGGTCCAACCGAGTCGTTGCCGCCGCACAACTCGCGGCACACCACCTCGACATTGCTGCGCGCAGCGGGTGTGGATGAGCAAACGCGTATGGAGATCTTGGGTCATGCGAGTGTGGATGCGCAGCGGATCTATGCGCATGCGGACCGGGCGAGGCATCTGGAGGCCATGCAGGGGCTGTCCGAACTGCTCCCATCAACGTTTGCGTAGGCGACCGACTGTAAATGCGCCCTGCCGAGGGATTCACCATCCCCCGGCAGGGCGCTTTTTTGCGTTCTGGCGGGTGGTCAATCCGTCATGGTCCAAGTTCCGCAGCCGCTCGTGCGGAACACGATCCGGTGATCCCCGTTGATTGTGCCGGTCCACGACGCTACGCCATCCGGTTGTATGTTCGCGCGGACGGTGCCGGATGGTGCTTTACCTTCGCGGAGTGTTTCGCCGCCGCGGTAGTCGGCGATGCTGACGACCGCCCACGTGCAGCCGGGGGAGCTGGGTGGGATGGTGGCGGTGTAGGTGCCCCAGTCGTATCCGTCTGCGCCGCCCATGTTGTGGGTGCCGTCGCCGGGGATGGTGCGGTACGGGTTGGGCCGTGTAGTGGTGGTGGTTGGTGTGGTGGTTTGTGATGCGCTTCTGTCGTCGTCGTCGTTGTTGTTGCGGGTGGAGACGATGCCTACGACGGCGAGCACAGCGAGCGCGGTGACCATCACCTTCCCTGGTGACACTGCGCGATCATTGGTGGTCATCTGGTAGTGGGCTTTCTGTGTTGGTGGCTAACTTTCGCGCACTGGCGTTATCTGATCGTGACATTCCCATGTTTGGGCTTCCTGTGTCGATTTTGGCAATGATCCGTTAGCGTCTACGCATCCGGTTGCGAGGGGTGACCGGTGCTGGTGATTTCGGTAGGTGCAGCCCATGTTTGATGACGAACTCGACACTCTGTTGGTGCGGATTCTGAACGCGATGGACGAGTGTCCGCCAACAACATGGACGTTGCGCCGGGCACGTCTAGTCCTTGCGGCGTTGACGTGCCCGGACGCTCCTGGCGACGCGATCACGAATCTCCGCCCCAACTGTTTCGCCGGCCCGAGGTTGGCGCGGCTGCGTCGTGTCACTGGTCGCGGCGTCTAGGTCGCCCTCCTGGTCTTGACGCGCTTCGCGCGGTGTTCGCGTCGTCTGCGCAGTTTCCATGACATCTCTTGCCTCCTTTAGTCGTCGCCGGACTTCGGCGAGAAGTTCGTCGTCTGAGTAGCGGACTATCGCCGGCTCGGGTAGCGGCGGTGGAATATCTGACTGTTGAAATCCGGCTATCGCCAGAGCTTCGTTGACATCCCATTGGACAGCTCGGGCAGCGGCGGCCACGGTGGATGCGGTCGTTCCGATTGGGATCAGTGTCCCTTTGTTGATCTGCCACCCCGTTTCCAGTTGCTTCCACCGTCCTGCGCTGACGGCGGGCTTGTCGCTGCCTGGTGGCGTTGTGCGCCGTGAGGCTTCGCGCTGAGATAGCCCGACGCGCTCTCTGTGCCGCTTGAGTTCTGGCCCGAATGGCCAGTCTTCGCGGTGTTCCTTGTTCTCGTTCACGCCTACATGTTCGCGTGCAAACAGGTGCAAAGTCCACTGCTTGCACAACCCTGATTCTTTGCAGTTACGCGCTTGTAGTTTTCGAACATTGCAGGTCACAGCATTGTTGGCGCGAACTGCGCGCGAACTCTTGCGGTTTGCACTTGTTCGCAGTACAGTTGGCGGCATGGTCAAACAGTCCTACGGGGTGTGGCAGGAACTCCGGGTCATCCGTGAGCGCACAGGTTGGTCATCCGCCGAACTGTCCCGCGAAAGCGGAGTCTCTGCCCCTTACCTCTCCCAGCTTGAGAACGGTGACCGGTGGCCGAACGCCACCGTCACCAAGAAGCTCGCCGTCGCGCTCAAGGTTCCCGTCTCCGTATTGGAGCGGCCAGCAGAGCAGAAAAACCCCGCCGCATAAAAAGCCCCCACCTGTGTGCAGCAGGTGAGGGCAGAGACAACGAGGAGAAAGCTCGAATGTCTGAACTACAGCGTATCAACCGGGGCGTCTGCCCCACTCCCGGCAAGAAGCAGTACCGCTCTCAAGCCGAAGCGAACCGGTGGCAGCGACAGAAGTACGCCGGCCACGGCAACCGCAAGGAACGCCTCTACGCCTACCAGTGCCCGAGCGGTGAGCACTGGCATCTGACCCACCACACATCCCGAGGCGCAGCAGACCGTGTTCGACAAAACCACCGGACAACCAGGACTCGTCCCCACATCGAATGCGTTCGAGGGCCACAACGTGCGGCACGTGTTCACCGATGAGCCGCTGTGGATCGGACGGGACGTGTGCGAGGCCGTAGGAATTTCGAAGTACCGGGACGCCCTGGCTCAACTCGACGATGACGAAAGGGTGTCCGTGGCCGTGGACACCCTTGGCGGTCCGCAGCAGATGACTGCGGTCACCGAGGCTGGCGTCTGGTCGCTGATGTTGATCAGCCGGTCGCCGAAGGTGAAGCCGTTCAAGCGGTGGATGACGCATGAGGTGTTGCCGTCGATCCGCAAGACCGGAGGGTATTCCGCTGTCGATACGAATATTGCGCTTCCTGACCGCAAGACTCTCGCGCAGTGGGTGGTTGAGGCGGAGACCCGCGCCGAACTCGCTGAGGCGAAGGCGTTGGAGTTGTCGGTGCCGGCGTCGGCGTGGAATGAGTTGGCCGAGGCATCGGGTGACTACTCGGTGTCGGATGCGTCGAAGGTGCTGTCCCGCGACCCGGCCGTGAACATCAAGGAACGCGCTCTGTTCCAGTACATGTCGAGCATCGGTTGGGTTTTCAAGCGGCAGGGCCGTTGGAAGGCGTACCGCGATCAGTTGGAGACGGGTCGTCTCGCGGAGAAGGTGGCGAAGCCGTTTTGGCATGAGTCTCGTGGTGAGTGGGTGAATGGTGAGCCCACGGTGCGGATCACGCCGAAGGGTTTGGCGGAGTTGCATAAGCGTCTCGGTGGTACCGGTCAGCTCGCGTTGGCGGCCGTGTCATGAGCTTCTCTTTCTATGCAGAGCCCAGCCAGATCCTCAAGAGAGGCCATGGTGGTGTGACCGTTGGACTCGGGGAAAACAACGGATCCGAATTGGCCTACTTGTACGTCGGTGATGGATACCGCGAGGGTGACGTTCTCCTGGATGCCGATGAACTCACGGATCTGATCGACCAGCTGACCATCATCCGCAACGCGATGAGGGAGACGCGATGACGTTTCATTCACGCCCGAGGCCTCCGATTCAGCATTTCCCGAAGCCGAAGAAGCCTTTGTTCCAGTCGAAACCTAAGGATGCGAAATGAGCACTCCCAGATGGGCCACGTTCAAAGAGGCCGCGTCATACCTCCGCTTGAAATCAGACGTGCTGATACGGGAAGCGGTCAAAAACGATGGGTTGAAGGCTTATCCGATCGGTAACGGTCGGGAGGCGCGTGTTGACCTGAATGAGGTTGATGAGTGGATGAAGTCGCGTAGCTATGAGCCGAGGTCCGCGTGAGTACTGAGTTGCAGAGGTATGTCGCAAGTTTGGACGTGTCCGCATGAGTGATGTGGTTGAGCGGGCCAAGAGATCGCTGAACATCTACGAGTACTGCAGAGCGGCTGGCGTTGAGATGGGTGCGTATCCCGACAATCTCGTGCGGGAGCTGGTCGCCGAGGTTGAGCGGCTGCGGGCAGAGAAGCTTGGGCTGGAAATCTCGGAATCCAATCTGCTTGTCGAGCTACGCAACGAGGTTGAGCGTCTGCGTCCCAGGGTGATTGAGACCGTCGAACAACTCGACGCGCTGCCGGAAGGTTCGATCGTCGAGGCAGTTATAGGCGTGCCCGAAGTCAAGTGGGATGGCTGCTGGTATGCGATGACGGCAGATGCATTCGAGCCTGACCTTCCGGCCCACGTGCTTTACATCCCGGAGGTCGGCAAGTGAGTACGTCTGCTCCTAAGCATCGGAGTGTGTGTCAACTGTCGGGTGAGGTTCGCCAGTCTGGGGTGTGGAAAGCGTTGGCCGAGTGGGATGCGAGGCAGATGCGTGAGGCTGCGGAGTTGGAGGCGTTGCGTGAAGAAAACGCCCGGTTGAGGTGCCGGCTACAAGAGCTAGGGGAGACAGCGTGAATCTTGTTGAGCGTTTGAATGCCAGGTTTAACAACGTGATTCATGACGGTTTGGCGGCGTTCGGGGCTGTGGTGGATCCGTGGTTGGCGCGCCTTGAGCGTCAGGCCATGAGCAATGCGTTGGGGAAGGACAGATACATGACCCGCGAGAGAGATCAGGCAGACTTTTCAGGCCTGGTGCTCATGTCGGTAGTCGCCGCCCTGGACGGTAGCCCGTGGGTTACGAAAGGTCATTTACGGGAGCTGTCAAGCGAAGTAGCCGCCGTGGCGGTGGAAAGGATGTCCGAGACAGACTCCTTTTTCCTACCGGACGGAACTCTCTTTGAGAAGCGCGACAGCGACACCGCAGAATGCGAACTCCTCGCTGAAGACATCTGCGATGAGGCTGAGGAAGCCGAACTGCTCGACGAGTTCATGGAGTTGGGGGAGTTCCTGGATTCTGCGACCGCGGAAGAACTCGCCGCCATGAGGCATCAGCATGCGACGGCCGCCGAGTTGGAACGCCATCTGAGCTATTTCACGACCGCGCCCGGCGCGTCCGGGGTGAACCCCGGCGTTGTCGCCCAGTCCCTGCTGGAGACGTATCACATCACCCCGAAGTAAAGGCGGGCCGCCGCCCCATTGCGCGGGACGACGGCCCTAACACCGGAAACAACACAACCAAAGAAAGGACGCTTCCGATGCTAACCCCAGATTCTAAACCCGCATGGTGGGACCACCACCAAACCAACTGGTCCGACCTCCCCGTCACCACCAACCCACCCATGGCTGACCTCGACCTCTTGAAGGAACTGGAGGACCTGGCGGAGTTGGTGTTGATCCACACGGAGAGTGTGTCGTGGTTCCGCCCGTTCCTGCCGCCGGTGCACTGGGAGAACGAGCCGACGATCTGGGAGCAGATGAACGGCGACGCCGTCGTGGCGTTGTTGCGTGACTACCTCACCGAGGGAGACGCAGCATGAGGCGCAACGAGAAGTCCTGGCGGTATTGGTGGACGATGCCGCTGCTCATCGCCGCAGGCATCATCGGCCCAGGTTTGACCGCACCCGAAGCGAAAGCCGACATCAACAGCGACGCCTTCGTGATGGCACTCGACTCCGAAGGCATCCCCTACACCAGCAAAAACGACGCCATCAAAGCAGGCAAAGCTGTCTGCACCATCCTCGACACCGGCCTGTCCATGTACGAGGCGTCAATCGTGGTGCACGAGAACACTGACCTGTCCATGTACGACTCGGGATATGTGGTGGGTGCTGCCACGGCGGCATTCTGCCCTGAACACCTGAGCGGAACTGGGTGGGCGTGATGGCGAACTCACCGTTCATCCAACTGACAGAAGTCCACACCAGCGACTGGCGTTCCCGCGCGATCTGCACCCACAAGGACGGCGACATTTGGTTCCTCAACGAATCCGGCCACTACACCAACGACGCCGCCCGCCGCATCTGCTGGACCTGCCCCGTACAACCGCAATGCCTGCAGTGGGCGTTGAAGCACAACGAGTTGGGTGTGTGGGGCGGGTTTTCGGAGAAGGAACGCCAACGCATCAAGCGTGGCGAGCTGGCACCGGTGAAGCCGGCCAGGTTCACCGACAAGAAATGCCAGCAGTGCGGAAACGTGTTCGAGCCTGTGACGCAGCGGGCACGGTTCTGCTCACCGAAGTGCAAGAAGCGTGCGGCGAATGCTTTGCGGTCACAACCGTCCCTGAAGATCTGCACGCAGTGCGGCGGCGAGTTTATGGGGACTTATGCGAAGACCTGCTCGAATGAGTGCCGACGGGCGCAGAGGTGGGGCGCGTGAGCATCGACTGGTTCGCTGTGGAATGCGCCGTGAACGGAACTCCCATGCGGCTTAATACCGAAGAGCGCCGAATGCTGGTGCGGCGGCGCCCGAAACTCCCCGAAGTGGAGTTGGCGCGCAGGGCGCACTGCACGGTCCGCACCATCGAACGGGACAGGGCTGAACTGCCTGCAGCAAAGTTGCAATCCTGCCCGGTGTGCGGGGAGGACGCGTGGGTCACGACCGATGGCAACATGGAAGCCCACCCAGACAGGCTGTTTCAGGAATGCCCACTGTCGGAGACGGATTGGGAATCCCGTATCGCTGCAACAGTCATCTGGTTGTCTCGGCGTATCCGTAGCGGTGACTCCCTGCCCGTGTGGGCCTATCTGACAAGCCTCCCGGAAACCGAACGCACTCAACTGTTGATGGCTGCCCTTGCCGGTGTGCCAGATGTTGAGGACCCGTTCGCGTGGATCACAGAACTGGAGTCCGTTGCATGACCGACCTGTCTCATCTCCTGGTCATCATCAACGAGGACCGGCACTCGTGGCGAGACAAAGCCCTGTGCGCCCAAGTCGATGTGGGGGACATGTTTTTCCCCGGTAAGGGGGAGAGCGCGAAGCCGGCGAAGAGAATTTGTGCCCGGTGTGAGGTGCGGGCCGAATGCTTGGAGTTCGCGTTGGCGAATCGTGAGCACTACGGGGTGTTCGGTGGGTTGTCGGAGCGGGAACGGCGGCCTCTGCTCAAAGCGAATGGTGAGGATCAGGTGGCATGAGCAACGGGAACAGGATCACCCCCGAGCAGGTGCAGACGATTCTGTTGATGACTCGTGAGGGGTGTTCCGCCAAGCATATTGGGGAAGTTGTGGGTTGTTCGGCTCGGACGGTGGTTCGGGTTCGGGCGGCTGGTGATGCTCGTTTGGCGTCGCCGGATCAGTTTGTGTCGTTGAGTCAGGAGCAGAAGGATTTCGCCCAATATTTGCTTGATGACGGTGCCCCGTATCGGGAGGTTGCCCGCACGTTGGGTGTGAGCCGGACAACGGTCGAAAAGTATTTCCCTGGTTACGGGTGGTCGAAGAAGCAGGCTGCCGAGTTCAGATCTCTGGTCAAGAAGTTCCGATGGTTGGAGGCTTCGTGATGTGCGTGTGCGGCCATAACCGGTCTTTCCACCGCTACGAGTGGGACAAGTTCCGCGGCCGGTGGGACACGGGTTGCGACGCCGCCACGTTCGACCAGGGCGGCCGGGAACGCTGCCACTGCTCCGAATATCGAGACAAGGACGAAAACTGATGGTTGTTGATACACGGGTGATTACCGCGAGGGACGACGCGAAAGCCGGCGCAGCCGCCCTTGATGACGCGCGGTGCGCTTTGCATGAGTTGCTGTCTGAGGGGCCGCCTTTGCAGTTCCTGGACCGCGAAGCGCTGGAGTTGAACCTGGATGTGGTGAACAAGGCCCTGTCCCGGGTGGATGCGGTGATCGGGTCGTTGGACAGGCTCGCAGACAGGTGGACAGCAGCATGAGCGATCCGACTGCCACGTTGGCGTTGTGCAAGTGGTTGGAAGACCGGCTAAAGCAATGGAAAGCAGAAGCCAAACAACAACTCGGATTGTTGGCGGGGGAGCGGAAAGCCGCCGTCGTCTCCGGCCAAGTCATCGGGCACGTGTCGATGGCGAAAGGCCGCAAAACCGCCAAAGTCGCATCCGAAACAGCACTGCTCGCCTACGTGAAAGCGAACTACCCCACCGAAATTGAAATCGAAGAACGCGTACGACCAGCGTTCCTCAAACAACTCCTGGACGACGCAGCGAAGAAGGGCGCGTTCGTTGACGTCGATGGGGTTGTGATCGATGGGCTGATCGATGTTGTTGAGGGTGCCCCGTATCCCATTGTGAAGTTGTCGGATGACTCGGATGTGACGATCGCTGGTTTGTTGGCTCGGGGTGCTCTCGGGGTGTCCGGGTTGAAGGAGATCGAACAATGACCCTCAAAACCCGTCCCCCAACCGGCGCTGTCCCATGGCCGCTCATCCTCGTCGAAGGTGGAGAGAAGGCGGGCAAATCGTGGGCCGCAGCGGTCCTTTCATCTTCGGACAGGGTCGGCCGCACCTTGTGGATCGACTGGTCTGAAGGTGCCGCCGACGAGTACGGGGCAATCCCCGGTGCCCGCTACGAAGTCATCGAACACGACGGCACCTGGACCTCCATTATGGAGCAAGTCCGCGCCGCCCGAGACGAAGCCCAGCGTGCCATCGACGCCGGGGAGAAACCCGTTGTGCTGGTGATCGACTCGATGACCGCCGAATGGGACGACCTCAAAGAGTGGGTCGATAACAAGGCCCGTCGGCGCGAGGCAAACCTGAAAAAGCTTGAGCGCGATCCTGAAGCGGAGATCGTCATATCAACTGACCTGTGGAATCTCGCCACCGCCCGCCACAAAGAACTCATGCGGATCCTGATGCGGTTCCCCGGGATCGTGGTCATGATCGCCCGTGGTGCTGATCAGGTGGCGATGGAGAACGGGAAACCTACCTCGCAGCGGACGTGGAAGGTTGAGGGGCAGAAGAATCTGGCGTTCGACGCCTCAGTGTGGGTGAGGTTGAACCGGGGTGAGCATCCGCAGATCATCGGTGCCCGTTCGGTCCACGCCGGAATCATCCCCGGCGAAGACAAGCCCCGCCGCGTCCCCGATCTGACACTGGAACAACTGGTGTTCGACATCCTCAAGTGCGACCCGAAGACCGCCCACGTGCGGGAGCTGGAGTCAGTTCAGGACCGGGTGCTGGAACTGATGGACTTGATCGCGGCTGCAGAGTCTCGCGATGTGCTGACCGGGTTGTGGCGGGACGCGAAGGCCGGCGAGTTGTTGAACGTTGGGGTCGCTGACGGTCCTACGGTTCAGGAGGCGTTGGCGGCCCGGGCGCAGGAGTTGGAAGCCAAGCAGGCGGACGCCTCATGAGCGACCCGTTCCAGATGCTGCAGGTGTCCACCCAAAACCACCAGATGACAATCCTGCGCGATGAGGGACTGTATCGACATATCCGGTTCCAAGAGCCCGGAACCGGAATCTGGCGCTTCGACCTTGTCACCTGGCCAGGGCATCTCGTCATCACCGGAGACCTGGAGGATTACCACTTCGCCCGCATCGATGACATGTTCGAGTTCTTCCGCAATCCCGTCGGATACATCAACCCGCAGTACTGGGCGGAGAAGTTGAGGGGGCCGGTTCAGGCCAAGACGTTCTCGGAGGAAGTATTCAAACGACGCGTGTACGAGGTGTTCCGCGACTGGTGCGAGTGGAACGACGGCCCGCACCGGTGGCTATGGCGCGACATCTGCGACCGAGTTCTGCGGGACGACTACGGCGACGTAGCTAGCGAAGACCAGGCCCACCGAGCCCTGATGGATTTCAGGCACACGAACGCGGCTGGAAATCAGTTCGAGTTCAACGAGTCATGGGAATGGGACCTCAAGGATTTCGACTGGCACTACCTGGTGTCGCTGCACGCGATCGTGTGGGGAATCAACCAGTACGACCAGGCCCGCCAACAGGCGAACGCATGAGTCGCCGGTATACGGGGTTCCCACCTGAGGTGAAGGAACTGATCTGGACTCGTGCCCAGGGGCGTTGTGAACGCTGCAACGAGTACGCCTCAGACGCTACTGCACACCATCGCAGGCCCCGTGGTCTTGGCGGATCTCGCCGCGATGACACCAATCTGGCGTCCAACGGGCTGTGGGCTTGCGGTTCCTGTCATCGTTGGGCGGAGTCCTATCGGACGCAAGCTTTCGCTGACGGGTGGCTTGTTCGTCAATCCCAGTCCCCTATCACTGTTCCCGTCCTCTACAGGGGCAACTGGGTGTTGCTCGACGACGACGGGTTTGTTTACCGAATCCCTAACCCTGTGGAGGCAGCCCAATGATGGCAGGTCCCATGATCACCGTTGTCTGCGCGGAATGCAGCCGCACCAAAGGCTGCCCCATCACCGCCGAATTCCCCACTACAGAACAAGCGCAGGCATTCATCCGCCGGCACCACGCCTTCGCCGACCACCGGGCACACATCCCAGAAGAGGCCACCAGTGACCGACTGTCTGTTGTGTGACCATCCCAGGTCTTCTCATGCCCCCCAGTGCCGGGTCCGCATGGGTGTCAACCGGGACGACATGAACACCTACACGATCTGTTTGTGCCCCGGATTCGAAGGCGCAGAAGAGGAGAACGACCATCTTGCCTGACGTGCCCATTGGGTTCACGGGAACCCGTGACGCGATGCCGCAAGTTCGACGACCAGACGGAGATGACCCTGCTATGAACGCAACAGAGGATGGGCTGGAACCCCTCGGCGAAGCACCCGACCTGGGCGCGCCCCGCTACCCGATGAGCGCCGAGGTCACGTTTCACCGGGCACGTTGCACCAAGTGCGGCTACATCGAAACCGACTACGGCGATTTCAGCGCCTATAGCGACCCGGCGGAGATCGCAGCATGACCGTCGATCAGCTCGCGTTTGGATCTGAATCTGAATCCATCTCATACACCGAGTTCGTGGCGGCGAAGGCCCGGTTCGACAACGCCTATGGACATCAAGTCGGCCCCGATGATGTTCACCCGATGCTGCTGCCGCACCAGCGTGACCTGGTGCGTTGGGCGGTCGCCGGGGGGCGGCGGGCGATCTTCGCGGCGTTCGGATTGGGCAAGACGGTGATGCAGTTGGAGATTGTCCGCCTGTCCCTGGCGAAGCACGGCGGCGGTAAAGGTCTGATCGTGATGCCGCTGGGGGTGCGGATCGAGTTCGCCCACGACGCCAACATGCTGGGCATTGAAACCCGGTTCGTTCGCCGCACAGAAGAAGTCGGCGGCGACGGAATCTATCTCACCAACTATGAGAGTGTCCGCGACGGAAAGTTGGACCCGACACTGTTCACGGCCGTTTCACTCGACGAAGCGAGCGTGCTGCGCTCGTTCGGGTCTAAGACGTACCAGTCGTTCCTGGAGCTGTTCGACGCGGTGCCCTACCGGTACGTCGCGACGGCCACGCCATCGCCGAACCGGTACAAGGAGCTGATTCACTACGCGGGTTATCTCGGGGTGATGGACACCGGGGCGGCGCTCACGCGTTGGTTCCAGCGGGACTCGACGAAGGCGAACAACCTCACCCTCTACCCACACAAGGAGCGCGAGTTCTGGCTGTGGCTGAACACGTGGGCTGCGTTCGTGCAATCACCGGCCGACCTAGGTCACGACGCCACCGGCTACGACCTGCCGCCGCTGGAGGTGTTGTGGCATGAGGTTGATCCGCCGGCCGATGAGTTCGATTTCGAGCGTGACGGGCAGGGCCAGTTGGTGCGCGGGGTGAACCTCGGGTTACCGCAGGCTGCGGCCGAGAAGCGCCGGTCGCTGGATGCTCGGCTGGCCAAGCTGACCGAGATCGTCACCGACCACGCCGAACTCGGTGAGGGCCAGATTGTGATCTGGTGCGACCTCAACGACGAGCAGCGCGCCATCGAGAAGGCCCTCGAAGATGCTGGGTTGAGCTTCTCATCGGTATACGGGTCGCTCGACCTGGACGAGGTGGAGCGCCGCCTGGCCGACTGGAAGAACCGCGACACCTACGCGCTGATCGGCAAACCAGTGATGCTCGGGCAGGGCATGAACCTGCAGCAGGCCCACACCTGCGTCTACATCGGCATCACGCACAAGTTCAACGATCTGATCCAGAGCTTGCACCGGATTCAGCGGTTCGGCCAAACCCATCCCTGTACAGCCCATTTGATCCATTCCGAGACCGAGCGGGAAGTGGTGCGGGTGATCCGCGAGAAATGGGCACAACACCGAGAGTTGACATCAACGATGACCGACATCATTCATGAGTACGGACTTGACCCCGAAGCGATCTCCGAGGCGCTGCAACGCTCCATCGGATGTGAGCGCATCGAAGCATCCGGTGAGGGATGGGTGTTCGCCAACAACGACTGCGTTCACGAAACCGAGAGAATGGCAGACGATTCGGTGGATCTGATTGTCACCAGCATTCCGTTCTCCAACCACTACGAGTACACGCCGAGCTACAACGATTTCGGCCACACCGACGACAACGCGCATTTCTGGGCGCAGATGGACTACCTCACACCGCAGCTGCTGCGCATCCTCGCGCCGGGCCGTATCTACGCCTGCCACGTCAAGGACCGCATCTTGTTCGGCAACGTCACCGGCGCCGGCGTGCCCACCGTGTCCCCGTTTCACGCCGAGGCGATCTTCCACGGCCGCAAACACGGCTTCGACTACCTCGGCATGATCACCGTGGTCACCGATGTGGTGCGGGAAAACAACCAGACGTACCGGCTGGGCTGGTCCGAGCAGTGCAAAGACGCCACCAAGATGGGCGTTGGCTCCCCGGAATACGTTCTGCTGTTCCATAAACCGCAGACAGACAGGTCGAAGGGATACGCCGACACCCCCGTCACCAAATCCAAGGACGACTACAGCCGTGCCCGATGGCAGGTGGACGCGCACGCGTTCTGGCGCTCGAGCGGCAACAGGACACTGACAGCCGACGAGCTCGCCGCGCTGCCACCAGACCAGCTGGCCGCACTGTTCACCAAGCACAGCCTGCAGGACGTCTACGACTACCAGTCACACGTCCGCATCGGTGAGCAGCTCGAAGGTCGCGGTGCCCTGCCTGCCACGTTCATGGCCATCGCTCCGGGATCGTGGTCGCCTCACGTGTGGCACGACGTGAACCGGATGATCACCTTGAACGGGGAGCAGAAACGCCGCAACGTTCAAATGCACGTGTGCCCCTTGCAGTTCGACATCGTTGACCGGCTGATCACTCGCTTCTCGAATCCTGGCGAGTTGGTGTTCGACCCGTTCGGCGGGCTGGGCACCGTGCCGTTGCGGGCACTGAAACTTGGTCGCCGCGGCCGTGGTGTCGAGTTGAATCCCGGCTACTACTTCGATGCTGTCAAGTATCTGCAAGCCGAGGAGCGCCAGCGCGACATGCCGAGCCTGTTCGACCTTGAGGACGCGTCATGACTGCCGAGTCGATGTTGTGGTTCCGCCAGCAGCGTCACTGCCACCGTTCCGCGTGGGGGCATCCACGACCATCCGCACCACCGAAACCACAACCCATACAGGAGAACCGATGAGCAACCGACCGCACTTCTACGTAGACCAGTGGGAAACCCTCAGCAAGTGCACGTTCTGGTGGACTGTGTCCCGCCCAAACGGACAGATCATCCTCACATCGGAGATGTACAACAGGAGGTCCGACGCCAAACGTGCAGCCCGAATGTTCATCCGAGAAGTATTCAGCTCGATCGTGTTCCGCTACTACAACCGCGACGGCGAGCGTGTGCAGGAAAACATCCGGGATTGGTTGCGGCGGTGATGTACACGGTTTCTGGGACGTGGCCCCATTACATCGTCACCGGTGGAACCGAACCACCGAAATGCTTCAACTCCACCGTCACCGCCGTCAAATACCTGGAACAGATTCTCCAGCAAGGCGACACCATCAACTGGCAGGTCCCATGATCACCGTCGTGTGCGGCGAATGCGCCCGGACCCAAGGACGCCCGGTGTCCGCTGAGTTCACCAGCACGGACGAAGCTGAGGCGTTCATCCGCCGCCACCACGCCCTCGCCGACCACCGAGCCCATGTAGAGGAGATTGCATGCTGACCCTGACAGACCTGTTCTGCGGCGCTGGCGGATCCAGCACTGGAGCGACGATGGTCGACGGTATCGAGGTGAAGTGTGCCGCCAACCACTGGCAACTGGCCGTCGATACACACGCAGAGAACCACCCCACCACAGACCACAGGTGCGCTGACCTGTCTCAGGTCGACCCGAGGTTGTTCCCCCGCACAGACATCGGATGGTTCTCCCCGTCATGCACCAAACACTCCATCGCACAGGGCTTGAAGCGTCTCGACAAACAACCTGATCTGTTCGGCGAAACCCTCCCCGACGCGGCAGCCGAACGGTCCAGGGCCACCATGTGGGACGTGGTTCGGTTCTCCGAATACCACCACTACCAAGCGGTGATCGTCGAAAACGTCGTCGACGTGTACCACTGGCCACCATTCCAAGCGTGGCTGGCAGCGATGGACTCCATCGGATACGCCCACCACATCGTGTACCTCAACTCGATGCACGCCCAAGTGTTCGGGCCGGGCGCCCCGCAGTCACGTGACCGCATCTACATCGTGTTCTGGAGACAAGGCAACACCGCTCCAGATTTGAAGCGTGTCACCCGACCTGAGGCGCACTGCACCACATGTGGACCAGTCCGGGCGATGCAGGTGTGGAAACAACCCGATCGTGCCCCGTGGGGAAGGTATCGGGCACAGTACGTCTACAGGTGCCCGTCGGTGAAATGCCGCAACCAAATCGTGGAACCTGTCTACCGTCCCGCCGCAGAGATCATCGACTGGACATTGATGGGTCAACGGATCGGCGACCGGGACAAGCCTCTGGCCGCGAAGACACTGTCACGGATCCAGGCCGGCATTGAACGGTACTGGCGGCCACTGCTGGTTCCGGTTGAGGGCCGTGACGGGAAGCAGTCCGCCCCAGTAGATCAAGCAGCACGAACCATGACCACCCGCAACGAAACCGGGTTGGCGTTCATCGCCGAACTTCGCGGGGGAGGATCTAAGCACCGCTCGGTGAACAAGCCCCTCGCCACGGTCACCGCGTCTGGAAACCATCACGGCCTGGTGACCACCTACTACGGCAACGGGGCTGTCGTCCCAGCGGGCAGTCCACTACCTACATGCACCACCGTGGAACGTCACGCCCTTCTCACCCCCACCGGGGGAACGTGGCGCACCAACGCAACCCCATCGACGGATCCGATCCCCACACGAACCACACGTGAAAACGATGGTGTCGCGATGGGACCGACGTTGGACGTGAACGATGTGTTGTTCCGAATGTTGGAGCCACGAGAAATTGCGAGCGCCATGGACTTCCCGTCCGACTATCGGATCTTGGGGAATCGGCGGGAGCAGGTAAGGCAGGCCGGGAACGCTGTTACGCCTCCGGCTGCACGGGATCTTGTCGGGGTTGTCGCTGAATCACTCGGGGTGTCGGCGTGACGTGCCTGTTGTGTGATCATCCCCGCTCCACCCACACACCCCAATGCCGAACCCGGCTGGGTGTGGATGCGGATGACATGACCCGGTACACGCAGTGCCTATGCCCAGGATTCGAGGCCGGTCTGTGTGAGGTGTGCGGCGGAAACGGATGCGCAGACTGCGAGGAGGTTTGATGCGGAAAAACGTGTTTTACCAGCGTGTTTCGGGTAGTATCGAACGTGAGTACGAAGACGGCCCGGGCGGTGCTGGTAACACCGTGACCCCGGGCCTAACCACTGGATTGGAGTGGCTGTGACTGATGATAGTCCACGCATCCCATACGACTGGGCAAGGGTGGAATGTCCTACCTGCGGATCTGAGCCGGACACCCGGTGCAGATCCAAGTCGGGACGAACAACCGACGTTCACATGAAGCGCGTAGATCTGGCATTCGAGCGTTACGCCGAGATTCGAAGGTGGCGCATCCACAACGCCGTCATGAAAAAGTTGTTCGGCGGTGATGCGTCGTGAGGATCAGGTCCATCAAGCCTGAGTTCTGGCGGTCCGACGACATCACCAAACTGCCTATCTCGACCCGGCTCACGTTCATCGGCTTGTGGTCGTATGTAGATGACAACGGTGTTGGCGCAGACAAACTCGTCTCCATCGTTGCCGATCTGTACGCCGATGAATTCGCCCGCGAGCCTCTAGAGACCCTCAAGAGAGTCACTGAAGATCTGGAGAGACTAGCCAGCGGTGGACAGGTGACCCGCTATAAAGCCGTCCACAACGGAAGTCTCAAGGATCTGCTGTACATCACCAAGTGGAAACAGCATCAGCGGGTGAATCACCCCAGCCTTGGCCACAAATATCCACTCCCACCAGCGGATATGGTCAACACGGCAGTGTCCCTCTTGAGTTCCTCTGGAGACCCTCACGAGAGTCTCACCCACGAACAGGGGAACAGGGGAACAGGGGAAGGGGAGCAGGGGAGCAGGGGAGCAGGGGACGAGGAAGTCCCGCTTCCGCCCGAGCCACCGCCCGGACCGTACGACTCACCCCCCATCGTCGTCGACACGGAACCGGTCTCAATCGAACTCGTCAACAAGCCCTCAAAACCGCAACCATCCTCCGCATCCAAGACCGTCGTCCGGCAAGAGCTTGGAAGCAACACCTATCCAAGAGCCACTGTTGATCGGCTGGCAGTCCAGGTTGAGAAGCTCACCCGCGAGGGACAGCCGGACGCCCTTATCCGGGAAGCGTTGCGTGAATGGGAACGAAGGCCTAACTGCAACCTCCCTGAGTACCTGCCAACAGTCCTCGGGGATGTCATCAAGTCGTCTCGATCAAGCAACCTCACCGCCGGCGAAGCGAAGGTCCTCGGATGGGCGGGCCTCGGAAACCCTGACCAGAGAAAGGCAATCGGACAATGAGCGACTCTTATCAGATCGCGGCAAATGCTCTTGCGAAGTGCGCCGCCTACGATCCGTGGTTTCCTCAGCCGAACCGCGCCACCGTCGAGGCGTGGGCTGAGCAGATCGAACTGTGGAAGTTCAACCAGGCCGACGTGTTGGCCGGGGTGACGAAGATGTATTCCGATCATGGGAGCGGGTTTCGTCCGTTGCCGAAGGATCTTGTTGATGCTGCACGTGCGATCCGGCGGGATCGGTGCGAACGGGAGACTCCGGCGGAACGTGAGGCTCGTGAGGATGCCCGTGACGCGGAGTTGGAGCGCCGGCTGGCTGCGGCGGTTGGCCGGGTCGCTGAGATGAAGTCGATTGATCGTGCCTGACCGGTACGGGGATCCGACACCGGAGCCGCGGGTGTTTGTGCGGCCGAAGGTGAATGCGTTGACGGTGCGGTGTTCGTGGTGCAAGGCGGGTGTGGGTTCTCGTTGTGTGGTTGCGGGGACGGATGTGGTGTTGCGGCGGTCTTCGTTTCATGACGTGAGGGTTCGGGATGCGGAGTTGGCGGCTACGGGCGCTTTGGCGCGTGGGCGGATGTCATGAGCGGCGGCGACAAGGGGGAGGGTGTGAAAGTCGCTCAGCGTGGCGTACAGCCCCCGCAATCAACAACAGGAGACGAACAGTGAGCCTCGAGATTCGCCGCGGAACGCACGGACCATGCAAATGCCCCGGACCGTACGGACCGGACGAAGAGATCCAATGCAGCCACTGGTGGGAGTGCGACTGGGGCGTCATCGAACACCCCGACCCCCGACCAGATCGAGGCGAAGTCGGTCATCTGATGTTGGCAACAACCGGTTACGTGGACCTGCTGTTGAACAACGGACCCATGCCTTTCTTCATGAAGGGCGGACGGGTGGACAGCGTCAGCGTGGACGGAGATCGGTTATTCGTTCACATCGAGTGGGGTGGGAAACGCTGGACGTGGGAGTTGTTTGAGGCGCACATATGTGTCGGTAAGGGTTGGCCACACAACCTGCTTATTGGCAGGTGGCCGGACTGATGACGTTGTTTGTGTCGTGTGCGGATGATCCGCGTGTCCTGGAGGCGGTGTCGTGCAGGTCGTGTGACATCTGCAAAGCCCCCAAAGGCCAGCCTTGTTCTAACACGATTTTGCCGGGGAAGCCGCTGCCCGGTCGGGTCATCCACTTCGGGCGGCTCACTGACAGAAACCGAGAACCGAAAGGCGACGAATGAACAACCAAGAGAAGCTTGCCCGTATCCGCGAGTTCTGCAACAGCGTTCCGGAACGCGATCCAGGCTACGAGGTGGCCTGTGATATCCGGGATTTCATCGACGGCCACGCAGATTTGATGGAGGAATGATGGCTGTTCACAATCACGGCCCTGACGATCCCGCGCACCCGTTCTGCGGAGAGTCGATGGTGGGCGGGAAGTTGACGGGGGAATGCCTGAAGTCAGAGCTTGCCCGCGCCTATTACAACGCGTGGGTCTGGTCGGGCTGCGACGGTTCCCGCTGGGATCGGTTATCCGAAGAGGCTAGGTCCGACTGGGTGCGGCAAGCCCACCGGTGGCTGTTCGTCATCCGGGCTACAGGGGAGGAAGCGTGAGCAGCGAAGCCCAGAACCTCATGATCGAGGTGATCGATGCGCACGCCTACAACGGTGCAGACAGGGGGTTCCTCGGCGAGCACCGTGTCGAGTACTGCATCTGCGGGTGGTCGGAGGAAGGCGACGGCGTACACACCGCGCATGTGGCCTCTGAGGTTGATAAAGCCCTCGGCCAGAGACCGCAACCCGATTCGTTACCCACTGGACGGAGATACCTCATGAGTGATGTTGTTGAGCGCGCCAAAGCCACGCTGGAAGGCGTGACCGAAGGGCCGTGGACGTTCCAGCACTGGGGCGGACAGAACCAGAACGGCGACTACGCAGAGTCGATCCTCTTCGACGGCGCTGGCGAGTCCATGACCTACGGACTGCCCGACCGTGACGGCGAGTTCATCGCCCAGGCGCGCACTCTCGTTCCTGAGTTGGTCGCTGAGGTTGAAGAGTTGCGTTTGGTGGTGGCCGCTGCCGCTGTCGCGTTGCGAGGAGAGACCCGATGACCTTGAGCGATGCAATAGACCGGATCAACGCCGAGCGCGTGGCGTGGCTCCGATTCTGCGAAGCGGCCACGGCCCGCGGCGACAAAGATGACTGCCTAGTCAGCGGGGGGCGGGCCAGCGGCCTGGCTGACGCACTGGCAATCCTGGCGAAAGTGGTGCCCTGATGAACGAGCAGAGGACGCGATACAGGAACTGGGGCGAGGACGGCAAATGGAGGTGGCGAGAATGAGCACCCCGTGGTGGATCGTGTTTTGGGTCATCCTGACAATCGAATTGTTCAGCTTCGCGCTGACGTTCGCGCCCATGTCGTTGTGGCGCCGGATCGACCAGCGCAACCCCAATCTAGCGGGCGGCCTGTGGGGATTTAGCCACCCCTACGGTCCACGGCTGCGGGTCGGCGAAATCAAGCCCTGGTATCGGGAGGATTGAGATGGGACTAGACACTACGCACGACAGCGAAGCCCAAAACCTCATGATCGAGGTGATCGATGCGCACACGTACAACGGTGCAGACAGGGGGTTCCTCGGCGAGCACCGTGTCGAGTACTGCATCTGCGGGTGGTCGGAGGAAGGCGATGGCGTGCACACCGCGCATGTGGCTTCTGAGGTTGATAAAGCCCTCGGAGGACTCACCCGTGAAGAGCAATGGGTTCCTGTAGAGGAATCCGGACACCGCTGGGCGGGTCGGAGCAGGGAGGTCGCAGAGGTCTGCCTCAAGGACTTCTCGGTCACGGGAATCTGCCACGACCCGGAGGTCGACTCTCCGCTTGTCCGAATTGAGCACGAGGCCCGCTGGGTGTCGGGATGGAGCGAGGCATGAGCGACGCAGACACTGCACGGAAGAACGGCTGGAAGGTCGGCACCAGGCTCGCCGGCGATGAAGGACGCGGCGAAACGATCATCGAGATCACCGCGGTCGGAGAGGAACACGTGCTCGCGAAAACCATCTCCCATGCGGGCCGACCGGCGCCGTACCGGGAGTCACTGTGGACTTTTGTGTACCGGGATTGGCGGGAGGTGCCTGGTGCCTGATCTGAACTCTGATCAAGTCTCTGACCTCATCAACCGCATGGAGGACGCGATCGTGAAACTCAACTTCATGGCCGACGAGAAGCGCGTCAAGTTCCCGCACGGAACGGATTTCGACCGGCTGCGGGGCAAAGCTGAGGGCGTCCGGTTGGCGCTGTCGTATCTGAGGGAGTGCGTGCGGTGATTCAGGTTCATTGCAAGGAGTGCAACCGTGTCTGGGACCAGCCGTGCACGGATTGCGCTATGGACAAGGCTGATGCTCATCAGCGTCGGTCGGGGCATACGGATATTCACATCATCCCGGACACCACACCACCGCGGCCTGTGGTGGATCAGGGGTGGGCGGAATGGCTCACGAAAGGAAAACCATGAGCGATGACGGATTCGCTCTGTACCACTGGGCACCCAAATCCCGCCGCGGACAGATCAACCGATACGGCCTACGACCCGGATCACTCTCCTCGGACCGGCTGTGGAAACCGCCCTATATCTGCCTCGCAGACGGCCCGCTATTCGCGTGGCAGTTGATCGGCCGCTACCGCCCGATGATCCATGAATGGGATCTGTGGTGGACCACGAGCAGCGCGGCAGCACCCATGGAGATGATTCCGTGCGACGACGGGAGGCCCCGCGAATACCGCGTCTATCACCGCATCTATAAGCGTGACCTGTGGTTTGTAGGCACACGCTTCAACGAGCACCACGAGGAAGGCCAACCATGAGCACCCCTGAGCGTGACGCCCTGATCGAGAAAGTACGAGAAGCCCTCTGGGCCGCTCTAGAGCGTCAAGCCGAGGAACCGATGGGTCCGTACGTGGACCGCGAATTCGGACACATCGACACCTCGGGTGGTGGGGACATCGACATGACCGCACTCGCTGAGGCTGCGTTCGATGTCCTGATCGACGCCTGGTCGCCGCCGTTCTAGCCGCATGCCTAAGTCTCCTGAAACCCCGTCCGAGCATATTGAGTTCGCACGGGAAGAAGCCCGCCAAGCCGCACACGAGTCAGCGACCACTCACGCTCTGATCGCTATCGCCCAACTACTAGCCGAAAAGGACCAACCGTGACCTTGTCCGTGATCCTCGCTTCCCAGGCCCGATTCCTCACTGAGAGCCCTGTTTGTCCGGCGTGTTTCCAGCCCCGTGCCGAGCATTCCACCGACTGCAAAGGACACCACAAATGAGCGTCGATGTCGGGTCGGTTGTGCAGTCTGAACCCAACCAGGAGGGGGAGTTGTGACAGATCCGAACGAGAAGATGCGCCAAGAAATCCAAGCCATGATCCAAGACGAACTCATGCGCGCGTGGCGTGAAGGCGTCGTTAAAGGCTTGGAAACCGCCCAGAAAATGGTGATTGCGGTTCGGGAAGAAGCGCTCTCCCGGATCTCTGAAATCCCCGAGAACCAGCGGGAAGCCCTGCAGGCTCAGATCGCTGTTCTGTCGGGTCTTGCCGATGGCATTGAAATATCCGCCCGCCAAGCGGCTGAACCTAACCAGGAGGGGGACCACTGATGACGATCTACGGAATCTTCTGGACCCGCGATGGCATCTCCCCCGGGGACCGCATCGAAGCGCACGAAATCGATTGGAAGATCGACAGTGACTACACCGAAGTTCTAAGGGAATTCGAAAGCCGAGACGACAAGTACTGGCCGTCGGTCCTGTTCTCTGCGGACATCACGAACATCACGTTGTTGGAGGAAGGAACTTGCCCCGACTACCTCAACGCGCAAGAGAAGGGGCCGTCCAAATGACGAATGATGCTCGTGTGGGGGCGTGGATCGCCGCGTGGGACGCGCTCAACGCCGCCACCAAACACCCTCAAAAAATGCCCAATCCAAGACCTCGACGAATACCGGGCATTCTGCCAACTCCAAGCAGACATCTACGCCCACCTCGCCGACGTCCCGGCAGAGGTCGGTGTCGGCGCAGCGGAATGGCTTGAACGCCGCGAGAAGGAACGACGGGAACAGGAAGTGATGTTCAGGAAGGCATTCGAAAAATGACTAAGCCGATCGACACCCCCGCTGAAACCACCACAAAACCAAAACACATGAACCCCAACAAACTCCGCTACACCCTCTATCGGCTCACCATCGACTGGCTCCACCTTCACACCCAACTCCCCACACCACCACGCCAACAAACCCTCCGACACACCAAAACCCACACCTACGGACACCCCGCCGAATGGGCCAGCGACACCGCAGCACTCATCGCCGACATGCTCACAAGCTGGCACGACTACCTCGCTGAACAACGCAACGAAACCCCACCACCCCACGGAAACGAACAAAAACGAATCATCGCCGCCTGGAAATACCTCGAACCACGCTGCGAACAACTCACCCAACTCGTCACCCACGACGACCTCAAAGAACTACCCGACCTGCACCACCGAATCCTCCGCATACTCGGATTCGCCAAAGCACCCAAATACATACTCCCCGTGCCCTGCCCATCCTGCGGACTGCTCGCAATGGAACGCACCATCGGGATGGGCGGCAACGACTACATCGCGTGCGGCAACCCCGACTGCACCTACATCGTCCGCGACGACCCCGACGGGAAAAACTACAAATGGTTGATCCGCGTATGCCTCGACACGCTCATCGAGTCCGAACAACAACAAGCCGGTTGATCTTTCGTGTAAGATAACTGCCAGTAGACGAACTATGCCCGCACCCGGACGAGCTTTCGGGTTTGTGGGCATTTTTCATGCTCGCATCTGGGAAGGGACCCGAGCTTAGATGGCAGGAACCGCAGTCCTCACCCCTGACGGTATCGACACACTCGTCACCGCAGCTGAAGCAGCCGCACTATGCGGTGTCACCACCAGCACCATCTATGTGTGGGTCAACCGTGGCACCCTCGCACCGTCCGGGAAAAACCGCACCGGGCACAACGTTTACCGCGTCCTGGATGTAGCCAAAGCTGAACACGCTACCCGCGTAAAGGCCAGGCGGCACCGATGAGTGCTTTCCCCCCGCCGCGCACACTAACCGAACGCATCGAAGGCGCGTATTTCAACCTGAAACTTGCACGGCAATCGGGCAACCCGGACATCATCGCCGCCGCCGAACGCATACTCAACCAGCTGCTTGACCGGTTACCCCGCCCCACACGCCAGGAGTAGTTGCCCGTGCCAACCAAACACTTGCGGGTGTGTCCCGCCCCTTGCGGCAAGGTCCGTTTCTCGGCGTGCAGCAAGGCTTGCCGACTCCCGAACGATATCGACCCGGAGTCGTGGCGTATCAACTTGCAGGACGGCGCCGGCACGATCGGTGGCAGGCAGGAATGAAACGCCCGCGCGGCCCGCATCATGCGACGCGCAGCACGCCGCCTCATCGCCACCTCGCGACGGTTGGACCCACCTAAAGACGAAACCCGGTTGTACGCAGGCAACATCACACCGGAACCGTGGGAACACCTCGACCTGTACCGGCCACCGTCCCTACTCACACGCATCTGGTGGTGCATACGAGGATGAACCTCACAGAATTTCTCACCGAGACGCTGAACAACCTGGTTCACCCCGGCGACGAAAACACCAAACCGTTCCCGATCCTCCTGCCGGGACTACGAACTGTCAGTGTCCCCCCGGAACTCGCCGGCCAGTTCGCTGAAGAAGCAGGTTTACCGCACCTCGACACCCCGAAACTGGTCGCGGAAGCGCTCGCCGCGGCGATCACCCAAAACTATGTGATCCTCACACGCGAAGAGCACGAACAACTACGCCAGCAAGCAGCCGACGCACCAACCGGGCACCGCGTCATCAACATTCGCACCACACCCACGGGCCAGCCTGTCCTGTCGATCACCATCGACAAGGCAAGCAACGATGTTGTTGTCCCCGCGAAAGCGTTGCAGAAAGCAGCTGAACAGTGATCCACATTGAAGTTGACGGGAAAGTGCTGATGCACTCCGACCCTGGCGAGTGGATCACCACACCTCCCGACATTCCAGCAGTCCAAAAAGCTGGCCCCAACGAACCGTGGATGCTTCTAGTGCAAGCGGCGCTCGCCAAAGCCGCCACCCTCGCGATGGCCGGGAAGAGACCTGAAGAAACCACAATCTGTGTCACCACACGGAAAAACGGCTGGATAGTGGACTACACCAATGGATGACGCAGCACGCGCCCGACTCGAACTCCGCCGATCCAACGCGGCCCAACCCCACCGCAACCGGCACCGCGAACAAAAAACCGGACGCATCACAGACCGCACCATCTGCTACTGCGGAGACGCCGACTGCGACACCTGCGGCACCTGGTACGAATAACCACACAGGACGGAACCGCGAGAAAATGAACGAAGTGGTGGTCAACGGAACTCGATACGTTCCCGAAACCGCCAGCGGCGCCACCACGATCGGAATCGGAGTCACCACCCGCAACCGGCGCGACGTCGCCGACCGGACCATCGAACACATCCGCAGCCGCACCCCCAACGCCAAACTCGTCATCGTCGACGACGCCAGCGACCAGCCATACCCGGCAGCGACCTATCGGTTCCCTCAACGCGCAGGCATTGCCCGAGCCAAAAACAAATGCCTCGAACTACTCAACGGCTGCGAGCACATCTTCCTGTTCGACGACGACTGCTACCCGATCGCCGACAACTGGTTTCAGCCTTACATCGACTCACCCGAACCGCACCTGATGTACCAGTTCGTCGATCTGGCCAACGGGCATCGGCTCAACGACGTCACGAAGGTCTACGACGACGGACACCACTTCGCGTTAACCGGCGCGCGCGGCTGCATGATCTACGTACACCGCAGCGTCATCGAAACAGTCGGCGGCCTCGACCCAGAGTTCGGCGGCTGGGGATGGGAACACCCCTCCTGGTCCGACCGCATCTACAACGCCGGCCTTACCACATTCCGGTACGGCGACGTGTGCGGCTCCAACAAGCTCATCCACTCCATGGACGAGCACCTCGAAGTGAAACGCTCCGTCCCCACCGAAGAACGCAAAGCCGTCGCCGCCCGAAACGCCGACCTGTACTGGCAACACCACTACACCAGCAGCCACCACATCCCCATCGTGGAACCTGACCGGCGTGTGGTGCTGACCTGCCTGCTGTCCAACAAACCTGACCCGCAACGCAACACACGCATGCGTCCCGACGTCAAACTGCTCGACACGCTGATCACCTCCATCGCCGACGCCGAAACCGTCGTGCTGTGCGACAACCCACTCACCCACCCGCAGGCGTCATTCGAGCAAGTCACCAGCCCAGTAGACAACCCATACTTCGCGCGCTGGTACCTGTACTACCAATGGCTACGCGCCAACCCCGACGTCCAATGGGTATGGTGCGTAGACGGCACCGACGTCGAAATGCTCAACGCACCCTGGAAACACATGGAAACCGGGAAACTATACGTCGGCCACGAACCCGCCGTCGTGGGCATCGACTGGATGCGCGACAACCACAAAGCCACCCACCTGCAAACATTCATCGACAACCACGCCGACCACACCCTATTGAACGCGGGGATCGTCGGAGGTGACCGTGAAACCGTCTTGACATTCACTCACGACATGATCGCCGACCACGAAGACCAACAACGACGCATCTGGCACAAAGAAGACACCAAAGGCACCATCATCGGTGACATGGCCACACTCAACTATGTTGCCTACACCAAACACGCAGACCGTCTCGTCTACGGGCCGCGCGTCGCCACCATATTCAAAGCCAACGAACGCAACCCGTGGAGCTGGTGGAGACACAAGTAGCATGGCACCATGTACAAGCTCGCCGCATCGTTTACCACAGCACTTGACCACGTCCTGTCCCTCGACGGCGACACCAGAATGTGGGCATGGGCGTGGTTCCTCCAACGATACGACTGGCTCCTCGACGCCATCGAAAACGATGATGCGCCACTCGACGAAATCTACTCACCGGATGTGGACGTCCGTCGAAGATGGGCGATGAGCTGCCTCATCGGAGACAAATAAACATGGACCAGAACCTGAAACCCGGCGACGACGTATGGGTTGACTTCGACGGACTCGAACACGAAGGCACCGTCGAGAAAATCCAAGCCGGAGGCTGGGTCAGATGCTCCATCGTCATCGACCCCGAATACGACTACGGCAGCATCACACCACGACTCGCACCACACTCCACCGTCGCCGTGAAAACCACACACATACGACCAAAGACCTCGTGAACAACGCCCGCCCAGCCGGGGCAACGTGGAGACACACAACCAACAACACCCGAACAAATCCGGGCACTAACCGCCGGTCGATGAGAGGAACAGTCATGGCCGAAGCAGCATCTACCATCACCGTCGCCGTAACCCCCGACATGATCTCCGCTATGGATTCCGTGCGGGAGCTGATCTTTCAGTACAGCGAATGGCTCGACGCCGACCAGCACCTCATCGTCGGAGACGTCGCATCCAGCGACAAGCGCAGCCACGCCGAACTTGTCGACACCTTCCTAAAAGAACACGCAGCCAGCGGGCAATGACCTCGTTCGCCATCGGGATCGTCGCCCACACCACACGCGCAGAACAAGCCCACCAACTCATGGAAACCGTAGGCGCCGCATACATGAACATCGACAACGGCGCACTCGGATGCGAAAACAACCACCGCAAAGTCTGGCAACACCTCACCCGCCACAACACAAACTGGCTCGTCGTACTCGAAGACGATGCAATACCGTGCAACAACTTCCGCGACCAGCTACACGCCGCACTAACAGCGGCACCCACCCCAGTAGTCTCCCTCTACCTCGGACGCGAACGGCCACGCGAATACCAACAACGCATCGCCAAAGCCGCCGACACCACAGCATCCTGGCTCACCTGCCGGCGCCTACTCCACGCAGTCGGCACAGCCATCCACACCGACCTCGTACCCCACATGCTCAACAACCTGCCCAACGGCAAACCCATAGACGAAGCAATCACCACATGGGCACGCCGAGCCGGACACACCATCGCCTACACCTGGCCCTCACTCATCGACCACGCAGACACACCACCAGTCATCGCAACCAGAAACGACAACCAACCACGACCACCAGGACGCGTCGCATGGCAACACGGCGGACGAGACACCTGGACCACTGACACCCAACCAATCTGATGCCACGAGCACCCAAAGTCTGCCGACACCCAAGCTGCACCACACTCACCACAACCGGCACATGCCCCCAACACACCACACACCGTTGGGGCAACCACCAAGGACGCAAAGTCCCACACCGCCTGCAACAAGCCACATTCCGCCGCGACAACTGGACCTGCCAACAATGCGGCCGCCAAGCACAACCCAACACCGGCGAACTCCACGCCGACCACATACAACCCCGATCACGCGGCGGCGCAGACACACTTGACAACCTGCGCACCCTATGCAAAGCGTGCCACGCGCCCAAGTCCCGCGCCGAGGCGCACGGGTCGAACACCTGATCGAATGCAGGCCCGAGATCGAACACCTGATCGAACGCGGCCGAAAGTTAGCTGGCGGCCCAAAATGTGCCCCGACCTGCGCAAACGCCGACCCGCCCGCAAGCCTCTGACCTGCGGAAACACCCCCCCAGCAACCCCCCCGGGGGGGGTCTGCGCGGCCCCGGACGGCGC